CTCCGGCGGCGTGTTCTTGTCGACTGGCCTCGGCTCGGCAACGTCGGTGTCGGCCGGTACGTGGACGTACATCGAGCAGACCCTCACTGCCCCGGCCCTGGCCAGCCAAGCCACCCCGCGGGCCCGCTACGGCGGCACCCCGGCGGCCACGGACATTTGGTACGCGTGGGCGGTCCGCCTGGTGCCGTCCGCGTCGATCGTGTCCACCTCGCCGCAGACGATGACCGTCGTGCGGTCCGTCAACGGCATCGTGAAACCGCAGGCCGCCGGCACCGACGTGAGTCTTGCCCAACCCGCCATTGCAGCCCTGTAGGAGGGGACATGTCGACCTATCCCGCGATCGCCGCAGGGCAGCGCATCACAGCGTCCCTGCTGACTTCGATGCTGCCCGTGTTCGTCACCAAGGCGGCGGACGAGCCGGCGACGTCGTCGACCACGTTGCAGAACGATGACGAGCTGTTCCTGACACTCTCTGCGTCTGCCACGTACGCCCTGGACGGCTACCTGATCACGGCCGGTGCGACTGTGACGACCGGCGACCTGAAGATCGACTGGACGGTGCCGAGCGGGACCACGATGAAGTACACGAGCTTCGGCGTCGTGGTGTCGTCTCCGGCGGTTCAGTACGAGGCGACTGTGAACGCGTCCTCGACGGCGAGGCCGATTGGTACGAACGGGTCGTCGGACATGGGTGTGCCGGTCCGGGCGGTGATCATCACGTCGACGACTGCTGGCACGTTGCAGCTGCGGTGGGCTCAGAACACGTCGAGTGCGACGCCGACCATCATCCGTGCAGGGTCGTGGCTGCGGCTGACACGCATCGCGTGATTCTGCTGGTCATGGGCTTGTTCGGGCTCGTCCCTACGATGCGCATCATCTGACACATCCGCATCTGGTCGGGGGTCTTGTGTATCGAATTCGCCGCATGCTTGTGGCTGGCCTGCTCGCTGTGACTGCCTTGTTCGGCGGGGTGGGTGTCCCTTCGGCGGTCGCGGACGTGCCTGCCCCGGTCACTATCAGCGGCCTGGATCTGCATGACGGGCACGTGCTGCAGGTCGACGGCGTGTTCTATCTGTACGGGACGATGTACGCCTGCGGGTACTCCTGGTACACCTCGGGTACCCCCTGGTGCGGCTTCGGGGTGTCGACGTCGTCCTCGCTGTCCGGCCCGTGGAGCACGCCCGTCCGGCTGTTCAGCCCGAACGATATCGACCCGTGGACGGGCACCACGTGGACAGTGGAGTGCGGCGGAACCGGGGCCGGCTGCTTCAACCCGCGCATGCTCCTGCGCCGCGGGTGGGGCCAGAACGACGACGTGCCCATCCTCTGGTTCAACAGCCCGGCCGACTACACCCGCAACCACGCCAACGCCTACAACGTCATGGGCTGCACCTCGTTGACCGGACCGTGCGGGCCGTCCGCCCCCGGCGGCCACGGCAGCTACAACAAGCCCAGCCTGTCGGTCTGTTCGGGCAACGGTGACTTCTCCCTGATCACCATCCCCGGCCAGCAGCCCGCCATCGTCTGCACCATGCCCGGCTCCGTCGGCCTCAACATCGAGCGCCTCGCCTACTCCGGCAGCAACGGCGACGGCTACGGCACCAGGTCCCTCGCTGGGCTCACCGCGATCGAGGGCCCCGGCATGTGGCAGGACACAGCGACCGGCACGTGGGCCATGACCTACAGCGACCCGAACTGCGGCTACTGCACCGGCGTCCCGGCAGGCTACGCGACCGCGCCGAGCCCGTACGGCCCGTGGACCGCGCCCGGCAACGCCGCCGCCGCCGGCAACGTGCTGTACGGCCGCCGGGACTTCAGCCCGTCCTCCTGCGGCGGCCAGCCCCGCACCGTCAGCGTCCTCGACGGCGTTCCGTGGCAGGTCATCGACCTGTGGAAGGGGACGCCGAACGAAACGACGGCCGGCGTCCACCTGGAGCCGCTCACCTACCGGCCCGCCTACGGCAGCACCGGCGACGGCGGCCTCTGGCGCCCCGCCCTCGCACCCCTCACCTGCACCTGACCGGAGGACCACTCATGCCCGACCTCTACATGCCCGGCGCCGAGCTGCACATCCTCGACAACGCGCCGATGAACGGCGACGGCGGCGCCCGCGTCATCTGGCACGTCACCTGGGACAAGAACGCCACAGCGGCGGCCCCCGCCGACCTGGTGCCGCTCTCGAACCTCGTCGGCTATTTCACCGGCGGCGGCAAGGGTGCGGCACCGCACCTGCTGTGGGACCCGTTCACCGGCAAGATCGTCCAGTTCTTCCCGGCCACGTCCCGCTCCAAGTCGGTCATCAACGCGCCCGGCGGCGTCGAGACGAACCGCAAGGGCGACACCTGCATCCAGATCGAAGTGCTGTTCTTCCCGCACTGCCGGGTCAACGGCAAGGCCTACGCCACCGTCGCCGACACCCCGTGCCTCGGACTCGACAAGATCATGGCGTGGCTCCGCTCCTGGGGTGTGCCGAATGTCTGGCCGATGGGCGCCCCCACCTGGTCGTCCAACCGCAACGCCACGATCTGGAACACGAAGAGCGGCCACTACGGGCACTCCCAGATCCCGGAGAACGACCACACCGACCCGGGCCCCATGCCGCCCCTGTTCACCGCGGCCCCGCCGGCGAAGCCCACCCCGCCCCCCACTCCGCCGAAGACCACGCACCCGGCACCTGCCTACGCGGCATACGACGGACGGCCCATCAGCGACTTCACCGCGACCGAACGCGCCCGCATGTGGCAGGCCTACATGGCGTGGCGCGGCTGGCCCATCACCGTCGACGGCCGCTACGGCCCGGCGTCCGCCGCCGTGTGCCGCGCCTTCCAGACGGAGTGCAACGCCCAGGGAACTCCCGTCGGCAAGGTCGACGGGGTCATCGGCCCCCGCACGTGGGCCGCCACCCAGTCCAAGCCCCTCACCAAGTAGGAGACCCCCACATGATTCGCATCTTCGGCAGAGAGCCCGCCCTGCTCCTCGCGTTCCTCGCCGGCCTGGTCAAGCTCGGCACCGCGTTCGGCCTCGAGGTGTCGACGGACCAGCAGGCCGTCGTCAACGCCGCCGCGGCCGCCGCGGTCGGCCTGTGGGTGGCGTTCAAGGTGTCCGACGGCCTCAGCGCCGCGGTCCTCGGCTTCATCCAGGCGGCGGTGGCGCTCGCCGTCGGCTTCGGCCTGCAGTGGTCCGCCGACCAGCAGTCCATCGCCATGACCGTCGCGGCCGCAGCTGTCGCCATGTTCGTCCGCACCCAGGTCACCGCGCCGGTGCCCGCCGGCCCGGTGAAGTCATTGCCCGCAGGCGACACCCAGGGTGGATGAGCTGGCAGGCCTCGGCATTGTCCAGGGCGGCGCTGCTGCCGTCCTGGGCATCGTCGTGCTGTTCATACTGCTCGGCCGGCTCGTGCCCCGCCGGGCGGTCGATGACCTGAGGGCCGACTACCAGTCCCGCATCGCGGAGCTCATCTCCGAGCGGGACATGTGGCGGACCGCGCACGCCGTGTCCGAGGAAGCCCGGCATGAGGACCAGCAGCAGGCGCGTGAGCTGCTGGAGTTCGGACGCACAACCAATCACCTCCTGCAGTCGCTGCCTCGCCCCGCCCTTGGGGAGGTGTCCGATGCGCCGGTGGCTGAGGATGTGGCGTCGTAGCGGCAGAGTGTCCCTGGTCCGGCGGACGCCGAAGCCGACGCCGGGCCAGCGGGACGCGGCCCGCGCCGTGCACCGCGCTGAGTGCGCGCGCGAGGAATCCCGCGGCCGCCGGCCGGAGGTGGACCAGGTCGCCGCAGCCCTTCGTCGACACCGCACGGAGAACCACTTCGCGGAACGCTTCCGCTTGACCATGGAGGGGGGCGCCTGATGGACGCTGCCCAGCTTGCCAACCTCGCGGGATCGGCGTTCCTGTGCACGGCAGCGCTGGCCGCCGCGGTGGTCTACCAGGTGAAGGCGCGCTGGTGGAAGTCGCTGATGGGCCGGCACTTCATGGGTGTCAACGCCGGCCTGGCGATGCTTGGCCTGTACACGCTGCTGATGTCGCTCGTGTGGCAGGCAGGGCCGATGGCTGCGGCCCTTCGCGTCGTCCGGACCGTCGTGACGGTCTTTCTCGGGGTCATGATGCTGCTGCGGGTGGTCCTGATGGTTCGGGCGGAGGACCCGCCGGACGAGGACCGGGAACAGTGAAAGGCTCTTACCCTCGATAACCTTCCTTATCAAGGCTTATTGATAGGCTGTCAGGCATGGACAACGACCGGCTCCCGGCCGTCATCGACGCCGAACTCCTGCCCGACACCACGGGATCTGTCGAGCACACGCTCACACCCGAGGCAGCCGCCCTCCTCGATGCCGCCGACGCCGCCAACACCAAGCTCGCCTACAGCCGCCAGTGGGGCGCCTTCCACAGCTGGTGCCAGGACCACGGCGTCACCGCCCTGCCCGCCACCTCGAAGACGCTCGCCAACTACGTCGGGCACCTCGCCACCACCCCGTCAGCGCGAACCGGCCGCACCCCGGCTCCCAGCAGCATCGAGCAGGCCATCGCCGTCATCCGCTCCGCCCACAAGCACGCCGGACACAAGGGCCACCCGGACACCACCGAGGCACTGAAAGCGCTGAAGGCGTACAGGAAGCAGCTCGCCAACACCGGGCAGCGCAAGCGCAAGGCCCCACCCATCACCCTCGCCAAGGTCCGGCTCCTCGTCGAGTCCTGCGACCCGGGCACGCTCGCCGGACTCCGCGACCGCGCCATCCTCGTCCTCGGCTTCGCCATGATGGCCCGCCGCTCCGAACTCGCCGGCCTCCACCTGGAGGACGTCGTCGAGGACGACAGCGGCGACCTGACGATCCTGGTCCGCTCCTCGAAGACCGACCAGGCAGGCGAGGGCGTCGAGGTCATCGTGCCGCGTGGCGTCCACGACGGCACCGATCCGGTCCGCGTCGTCCGTGCCTACCGGCAGGCCCTCGCAGCCCGAGGCATCACCACCGGCCGGCTCCTGCGCGCCATCAACCAGTGGGACCAGGTGAGCCACGACTCGATGTCCGGGGGTGCCATCAACGAGATGGTGCAGCGCCGGGCTGCCGTCGCACTGCCCGGGGATGGGCTGGCGTACACCGCGCACGGTTTCCGGGCGGGTGGGGCGACCGAGGCGTACCGCAACAAGGCGCCGATCTCGTCGATCCGCATGCAGGGCCGGTGGGCGGAGAACTCGCCGCAGGTGCTGGAGTACATCCGCGCTGTCGACGCGCGCGAGGAGAACCCCATGCGCGGCATCGGCCTGTAGAAGCGCCACCGCCCCCGCTCGGCTTCGGCCGGGCGGGGGCATTTCGTCATGTCCGGGCGACCCGCCCCCTTGATGAATGCGTGGTTGCATCTAGCAATCCTTGTTGCTACCTTAGTTTCAACAAGACGAAGCGGAGGGGACCATGGCCAGCACCGAGCAGCTCATCACCCACTACCTGGACCAGGCAGCAGCCTGCGAGCAGGCCAAGACCGAGCTCAAGAAGGACCGCACCCTGCGCGACAAGGGCGCCGACCTCCGCAAGGCCACCAGCGCCTACACGCTCGCCCAGCGCCGCTGGAACGACGCCGCCCGCCACCTCACCGACGGCAACCTCTCGGAGGCCGCCAGCCAGGCCGCCGACGCCATCCAGTTCCACATCAAGGGCAACGAGCGCCGGGCCGCACTCCAGGGCGGCGTCGCCGAGTTCCCCCCGGCAGCCGAGCCGTACGTGGTCCCCCTCGACGAGGCCGACACCGAGGCGATCACCGTCACCGAGACGATCGCCGTCAACGACCCCGACACCGGCGCCGCGCAGTTCCTGTACCACACGGGTACCACCGCCGACGGCCGCCACGTCGAGATCGGCGAGGACGCAGACAGCGCCGACGCCCCGCACTTCTACCTCCACCCCAGCGTGGCCTCGGCCCGCGAGGCCACGCTGTCAGCGGTCGTCGACCAACTTCTCGACTGGATCCCCTACGCGGCCAGACACCGCGCAGTCTTTCTCGGCTGGGGTGATCACCACCGGGTGAGCGCGGTGCCCCACACCGGCCAGACGTGGCGGTCCGCCGTCCGGGACGGCCTGCGGATGTCCTTCACCGAGCATCCGTCCCGGGCGGAGGCTGTCCAGGCCGCCCTCGGAGAGGCCGAGCAGATCGCCGAACGGCTGATGTCCAGCCAGGACCGGGTAGGGGAACTGGGTGGCCTGTGGCTGGCCCGCCGAACAGCCGAGGCCAAGGCGGAGGAGTACCAGGCGCGATTCGTCGAGCGGCTGCGCGAGGCCAAGGTGGACCGGGTGGTCGACCGGTACGGGCAGGTCTCCAACGACGAGTTCGCCCGCATGGCCGGTGTCTCGGTGCAGGCGATCAACAAGATGCTGTGACAGGCCACCGCCCCGCTCTCCTCCGGGAGGACGGGGCGGTTCGCGTGTCTGGGGTCAGCCTGCGTCGCGTACGGCGTCGATGAGGGCCTGCCACGTCTGGTGGTGACACCTCTCGGTGCGGGCCTGCTCCCAGATGGGGCAGGCTCGACATCCTCGCCGGCACGGGCGGCGGTTTCCATGGCGAGCTCGGCCTGGCGGGCGAGACGGTGGAGGGCGATCAGGTCATCGGGGATGGCGAGGGCTGCTGGCACCTGGCCATCGTACGGTCAGCCCCGCAGCGCAACGAAGGACCCCAGCCCCGGTTCGGTGTACACCAGCCCTTCGGCCCGCAGCGCCTTGTGGACCTTCTGGCTGGTCGCGGTGGCGATCCCGAATTCACTCTGCAGTTGCAGTACGGACGGGATCCGGCTGCCGGCCGGGTACTCACCGGACTCGATGCGCTCGGCAATGACGTCACGGACCTGCCGCCACCGGGGCACGTCGGGTTGGAACTCCATGCCAGGACCGTAGGCAGACCATGCCATACCAGGCGAGATGTGGCATACCTGCCATGGTGTAGCACGCCATAGCATGGTGCCCTACGCTGAGCACGAGAAAGGCCCCGCAGCCGTGTCACCGGCCCGGGGCGTGGACGACCCTACGGAGGTCGACAGATGCAGGCTACCCGGCCACCCGAGCTGGCGGCAGCCCTCGACGGCGACACCCTGACCCGCGACCAGCTGCATGCCGAGGCGTGCCGGTACGACGGGGTGCACGTCGGGCCCCTCGCCCCCGCCGGCCACGTCTACACGACGCCGGCCGAGCCCGGCGAGCCGCTCGGCTGGGCAGTTGCCGCGTGCCTGCCGTGCGCAAGGAGGGTGGCATGACCTTCACAGCCACCGGCCTGGAGCGGCCCGACCTCGCGCACGTCCCTGACCACATCTGGCCGCCGCACCGCGAGACCGTCGACCTCGTCGTCGAGTTCGACCTGCGGCTCGGCGGCCGGTACGTAACCGCCGAGTGCCAGATGGGCGCGCACCACGCCTGCCCCGGCGGGCTCTTCACCGAGGGCCGCTCTCAGGATCTACGCTGCATGTGCGTCGCCGACGGCTGCAGCTGCAAGCCGCGGCAGGAGACGACCCGGTGACCGACCGCTTCGAGGTGCGCAAGCAGGTGCTGCACGGACAGGCCGGCTGGGTGCCGTGGGACACGCAGAAGAACAGGCCCGGCTCCAGTTGGTCACCGTCCCACGAACGCGTCGCTGCCTGGTGCCGACGGGAGAACGACGGGACTGTCAGTGACCCCGGCTACGGTGAGTCGCGTAAGAAGGATTGGACCGGAACGCCAAGGGCATGAGCCAGTAACAGCAGTACGTCGAGGCTCGGGCTATGGGTGCCGAGCTCGGTCCGGTAGACGGTATGCCGGTCCAGCCCAGCCCGATGAGCAAGCCGCTCCTGGCTGAGCCCCCGTTCGACGCGAATCGCTCGGATGTGGGCGCCGATCCGTCGGCGCTGGTCGAGGACATCAGGGGGAAGTTCGGCGGGCACTCCGCCACGCTTGCCCGATCATGATCAAAAGTCTGCCGCATATATGAGGCAGACCCACAGACTCCCCGGCCAGCAGCCCCCAGGCGCAGCCGGGGAAGAGCCGGCCCCCGCGGTGCACCGCGGGGGCCGGTGCTATGCGTCGAGGGGTACCATCCGGCCAGGCTCGAAGCGTCGCTGCCCCTCGGTAGCAGGCAGTACCCGGTACCCGGACGTGACCGCGCGCACCACATCGCGGCGCCCCGCAGGGTCGAGCCTCAGCCACTCCTCCACTGGGTCACCTGCGAGGAGCGCCCGGACCACGCCGGGCAGCGCGGATCCAAGCAGGGCTTTGCTTTCCTGGATGCGCGCGCTGATGATCGTCCTGGCCTCGTTGTACTCCGGGAACGTCAGCTCACGCCGGGCCCACATACCGGCCAGCTCTTTCAGCTGCTGCTCGTCCGCCGCCAACTCGGTGCGGGCTGCGGCCACGGTGTCGTCCGCGAACGTGCTTTTCATGGCTGCGATGACGGTCGGGGCGCCCAGGAACTGCAGCATCTGTCGTTCGATCTCGGCTTCTGCCCGGGGGGCGCTGATCGTGATCTTGCCGCAGCCGCCGCGGGTCGTCGCACACCAGTACCGCAGATCGGACTTCGACCCCCACCCGACCAGCCAGCGGTCGCACCGGCTGCACAGCAACACGCCGTTCAGCCAGCGGATCAGGGCGTTGTTCTCGCCGGGCAGCGTCCGCCGCTCCTTCAGCGCAGCCTGCACCTGGGTCCAGACGTCGCGGTCGAGGATGGGTGGCCAAGCGGCCTCGCCAACGACCTCGCCACGGAACACCCGCAGGCCCGTAATCCGGGGGCTGCCCATGGTGTTCCGTACGCCGCGGGTGGTCCACGCTTGGGCGTAGGGCGGGGGTGGCCCCTCCGCGTTGAGGTGCCGCATGACGCCGTGGATGCTCTCGCCGGCGAGCAGGAGTTCGGCCATGGTGCGGATCCCCTGAGCCTCGGCCTCACGGATGGTCATGCCGTCGGGCTCGTAGCCGAAGGCGCGCAGGCCGCCGCCGGCGGGTTTGCCCTTCTCGGCGAGCTCCTCGTGCTTGCGGGCGACGCGGCGCGAGGTGTCCCTGCTCGACTTGTTGGCGACGGCGACCATGACGCGGGCCATGGTGATGTCCGCGTCGGTGTCGAGACGGAGGGAGCCGGTGACGCTGGAGACGGGGACGCGCCGCTGCTCAACGACGTCGATGAGGTCTTCGAGGTCGCGGGGGTCGCGGGTGTACCGGTCGAGGTCGTATGCGAGCAGGCCGTCGCGTTCGCCGCTAGCCAGCAGGGCGAGGGAGCGGCGCAGGCCGGGGCGGAAGGTGCGCATGGCGGTGGTGCCGTCCGGCAGGGTGACCTTGCGGCGCTTGAAGGCCGAGGTGTCGTTCTCGACGATGACCTCGGCGATTCCCCAGCCGAGCCGGTCGCCGTGCAGCCGTCCGTCCGTCTCCTGGCGGGCGACACCCAGGCCCTCGCCTTCACGGTCGTCCGAAATTCGAACAAGCAGAATGGCCCTCTTCGGCAGCATGGTTGATAGGTTACACCTGACACTTCGGAGTGCCCAAATGGCTAATGTAACCTATCCGATTTCCACGAAAGAGCCCCGTCACGCTGAGCTATCAGCGCAGGCGGGGCTCTTGCTTCGGGTGGCTGTGCTAGTTGGCAGGCGGTTCCAGGTCGTTGCGGCTCCAGGTCCGCGACTCGACGGCTTCCCGGAGGACACCCTCCAGCTGGCTCAGAAAGAGGGGGAACTCCCCAGGCTTGGGCGGCACGGCGGCGATCACGGTGTCGTGGGCGGCTTCGATGCGGGCGACGAGACGCCCCTGCGGAAGGTAGTCGACCGGCTCCACCCGGACATGCGGACTCGAATCTCTGATCTGTGCCACACGGCCCCCTTCGGGTAGGGCGCCGGCGCGCGTGAGGGTACGCGGGCGGCGCCGGAGTGCGTTGTGCGCCCCCAGGCGGTCCCGACATCATGCCGTGTCCGAACAGCTACCGGTAGATGTGGAGGGGGTGCATCCTCATGTGTTCGAATTGGGCCTTCGAATGAGGATCTCGGCGATCTGCAGCATCTCCTGCCGGCCGCGCTCGTCCATCTCGCCCATGTGGTCGGCGACGACGCGGATGTCTCCGTCCTCCGACCAAACTGCGTCGTCCTTGATGTCGAGGAACTGCGCAGCGGCAGCGCGGGCCACGGTCTGGTAGCTGAGCTGCAAGCCACGAGCGAGGGCTGCGAGGCGCTCCCGTCGGGGAACATCCCGAAGCTTTCCGGTCTCCAATCGGGCAACCCAGGACGAAGCCATGGTCGGATCGCCGCTGGAGGCCGCGACCCCGTCCATCGACAGGCGAAGCTCGCCGCGGCGCTCCTTGCACAGGCGGGACAGGTCGTCCCGGGTCACTTCGGTCATGACAGCCATCATCCCTCTACTCCTCGCGCTCGTGTCTACCTGGTGGCGCTCGCGTCCCGCAGAACGCACTGGTCATCGTGGCGTGCACTACGCGCCGGGGACAAATTGTCTACCCCGTGGGAGTGAAGCGCTAGAGCGACAACGCGCCATGTGACCGTGTTCACGCCGATGTAACGCGGGAGCGAAATGGCCACTCCCGTGCAGTAGACAAAGTGCACCCGCAGTGCAATGCTGGGACCACTCCCACACGGGAGTGATCTGCTGCAGGAGGACGACTCTTGTCCCAATCCCTCACGCTGCGATTCCGCCTCAGGTCCCCGCAGCTGCTCCAGACCATCAGGCAGCACACCGGTGACGGCACCCGTGCCACCACCCGGGAGCTTGCCGATCTCGCCGGCGTACACCCCAGCTTCATCGGCAAGCTCCTCAAGGGAGAGCAGGAGACCGTCGCGGCCAAGGTTGCGTTCGCAATCTCCGGGCGGTGCGGCGTCGATCTCCTTGTCCTGTGGGAGCCCGTCGAGCGGACGACCACCCCGGCACTCCGCAGCGGGCCCCTACCGATAGCGGCGGCGGCCCACTGATGACGAGGCGCCCGATGGACACCGGTGCCGATCTGCTCGCGCTCCTCGGACCGCCGTCGCCCGAAAAGGCCCGCCGCTTGGTCGCACTGCTCCGGCTGATGCCGGGACAGCGCCCCGCTGTCACCCCGGCACCGCGCCCCGAAAGGGCCCCGGACGCCGCCTGACATGCAGAAGGCCGCCCGCGCGAACGGACGGCCAGCGACACCCCCCTACCTACCCAGAAGGAGAGGCCGCTCATGCAGCCTACCGTCAACCCCCCGCTTCCGGAGCGCCGCCGGATCAACACCGGCGCGATCATCACCGCCGCCGCGGCCATCATCGAGCGCAACGGCCTGAACCAGGGCGGCTTCGTTGAGGCCGCGCCCGCCGGCAGTGAGGTCCCCCGCAGTGTCGCGTACCGGAAGGTGTGCGCGGCGGGTGCGATCCGCCTGGCCACGTCGGGTAACCCGGAGGAGGACTGCCCGGCGGCCCGTGCCGCAATCCGTGTCCTGTCCGAGTCATTGCCGGGTGAGGCGCCGATCGACGACGAGAACGGTGACGTGTCGTACGTCGAGCACGTTGCGGTGTGGAACGACGCGCCGGGCCGCACTGCGGCCGAGGTCGCCCTGGTCCTCCGCGAGGTGGCTCTCCTGTCGGTGCTGGCGGTGGCGGCGTGAAGGCCCGTTCCCTGCCGCGTCGCCGCCACGTGCTGAGCGCTGCTGAGGTCACGCTGCTGGGCCTGTTCCTGGACGTGTACGGCGACCGGGCGGTGTGGCCGGAGTCGGTTCGTCGGGAGTACGCCTCCGCGGTGGCCCAGGCGTGCACGAGGAGCCCGCGATGAGCGACGGCCTCAAGAACTTCCTCACCGCGCTGACGGTGATCGCCCTCTACCTCGCGTTCTGCGCTGAGTACACGCGCACCGAGGACCCCACCGACGAGAAGCGGAAGGACGCCTGATGGGTACCGATGCCGGGCTGAACGCCCAGATCAACCCGCTGTGGACGCAGGTGGTACTGACCGCCCGCCCCGTCCGTAACGACACGTTCCGGCAGCTCGCCGAGGCCATGGCGGAGGACTCGGAGCGCGTCATCTTCGAACTCCAGCAGCTCGCTGCCGCTCTCGACCGGCCCGCCGCCGGCTTCGACGAGGCCGTCGCCGACTTCGAGGCGAACCTCCAGCTTGACGAGGCCGCCCTGGAGCTCCGTGAGGACGAGGCGCTGCGGCTGGCCGACGAGTTGACGACCGCCGCGGCGCTCACTTCCACCGCCCGCCGGCGGGCCGCTGCCCCGATCGCCGTCGTGATCCCCCTGCAGAAGAGGAGCGCGTGATGCCGTTCATCTCCAGCCGCCGCCTGCACCGCATGCAGGCCCGCATCGACAGTCTGATCGTCCGTGCTGAGAACGCCGAGCACGAGGCCGTTGTGCAGGCCAACGCCACGTCGCTGATCGCTCAGCGGCAGGTGGCCAGCGAGGGCACGATCGCGGGGGCGCGTGCTGCGCTGGCTGCCCCGTACCTGGAGGTTCGGGCTCGGTGTGAGCGCCTGGAGCAGGCGAATGCCTCGCTCACCCGCAACAACCTGGCCCTGCATGACCGTCTGTGGGACGCGTTGGGTTACACGCCCGAGCAGCGTGCCGCGATCGAATCCGGCAAGGGCGAGCCCGTGAAGGCCAGCGCATGACCGTGACCGAGCTGCCGGGGCTCAGCGCCCCGGCCGCCGGGCCGGTCGTCACCGAGCCCGGCGTGTACGAGATGACGAACGAGCAGTACCACGCCGACCCCGTCCCGGCCGGTTCGCTGTCCTCGACCGGCGCCCGCCGCCTGCTGGACTGCCCTGCGAAGTACCGCTACGAGCAGGACCACCCGCAGGCACCGAAGCAGGAGTTCGACTTCGGGACCGCCGCGCACCAGGTCGTCCTCGGCCGCGGCGACGGCATCACCCTCGTCGAGGCCGACTCGTGGCGGACGAACGCCGCGAAGGACGCCGCTGTCGAGGCCCGCGCCCGCGGCCGGGTGCCGCTCCTCCCGCGGGACTGGGAGACCGTGCAGGCCATGGCCGAGGCGATCCGCCGACACCCCCTCGCGGGGCCGCTGTTCGCTGGCCAGGGCATCGCCGAGGAATCCCTGTTCTGGCAGGACCAGGCCACCGGGATCTGGCGGCGGGCCCGCCCCGACTGGCGGATCGGCCGGCTCCTCGTCGACTACAAGACGACGGTCGACGCCTCCGACGAGGCGATCGGCAAAGCGCTCCTCAACTACGGCTACCACCAGCAGGCCGCCTGGTACAGCGCCGGTGTCCGCTCCCTCGGCCTGATCGAGGCGCCCGCGTTCCTCTTCGTCTTCCAGGAGAAGACGGCGCCGTACCTGGTCAACGTCGTCGAAATGACCACGGTGACCATGCGGATCGGCCAGCACCGCAACCGCAAGGCGCTCGCCCTGTACCGCGAGTGCACCGAGTCCGGGCACTGGCCCGGCTACGGCGAGACCCAGCCCGGACTCGTCGCCCTGCCCGGATGGGCCGAAAAGGCCGAACTGGAGGACATGCAGTGACCACCTTCCCCGAGCAGTACATGCAGACCGCCCCCGTACAGGCCCGCATCGGGCAGGGCACCGCGGTTGAGCAGTCCCGCGCCGTGGCCGAGGTCCAGGCCGCGATTGTCGTCGCCCAGCAGTGCCCCCGCAACCTCACCCAAGCACTGCAGGAGATGCGGCAGTCCTGCCAGCAGCAGGCCCTTGCCGAGCGCGCGTTCTACCGCTTCCCCCGGGCTGGCGGGGCGGTGTCCGGCGCGTCCGTTCACCTCGCCCGGGAGCTGGCCCGCTGCTGGGGCAACGTCCAGTACGGGCTGATCGAGCTGCGGCGTGACGACGAGTACGGGCAGTCCGAGATGCAGGCGTTCGCGTGGGATGTCCAGACCAACTCGCGGAACAGCTCAACGTTCGTCGTCCCGCACAAGCGGGACACGAAGGACGGCGCGAAGGCCCTCACGGACATGCGGGACATCTACGAGAACAACGCCAACAACGGTTCCCGTCGGGTCCGTGAGGCGATCTTCGCGATCCTTCCGCCGTGGTTCGTCGAAGAGGCGAAGGACCTGTGCAACCAGACCTTGCGGGGCGGCGGCGGCAAGCCCTTGCCGCAGCGGGTCGCCGACGCGATCAAGACGTTCGACGGGCTCGGCATCACCGCCGACCGCATCGAGCAGAAGTTCGGCCGTCCGTCCGACAAGTGGACCGACCATGACGTGGCTCAGCTGCTGGTGACTTACAAGAGCCTCCAGCGCGGCGAGGTGACCATCGAGGACGAGTTCCCTGCCGAGCGCGTCACCCTCGCGGAGATCACCCGGCCGACGCCGGAGCCCGTCAGCGCACCGGAGGAGACCAGCCTCCCGGCTGAGGGCACTCAGTGGCCGGCCGTCGCACAGCCCGGCGGTGCCGAGTGAGGCTGTTCGAGCGGACCCGTACCGCCGACATCGACAGCGTTCTTGCCCGGTACCGGTCCCCGGCCACCGTCGACAGCCTGCCCACCGCAGGCGTCACTCCCCTCGGCCTCGACCTCGTGGCCATCGACCGGGCCCTGTCCGGTGAGCACCCGCAGCCTGCGCTCATCAGCACGGAAGCGCGCCTCGCGTTCGCACTGCTCCGCAACCCGATGGAGCTGTGGGCATCTGAAATCGCCACCGCCCTGAACGTCCACGTCCGCAGCGTCGTCCGCTGGCGGCAGGCCACACCCCCCATCCCGACCGCGGAAGGCGGCGACATGAACCCCGGCACCCCCGTCCGCTGGCGGGACGCGGCGCACTGCGGACACCCCGGCACGGACCCCGAGCTGTGGTACCCCCTCGGCTACACCCGCGACTACCAGCAGCAGATCGAGGACGCGCAGGCGGTGTGCGCCCGCTGCCCGGTCATGGCGCTGTGCCGCGAAGACGCCCTCCGCACCGAAGGCGGATCCGCTATCGCTTGGCGGCACGGGATCCGCGGCGGCCTCACCCCCACCGACCGGCACACCCTGCACCGTAACCGTGTCCGGAAGGCGCGCGAGGTTGCCGCGCAGGCCGCCATGGAGACCGCCGCGTGAGCGCCGACCGCCGCCAGTACGCGGACCCCGTTGACCGGCATGACGCCTACCCGCTGCTGATGCGCGACGAGACCCTCGCCGAACGCGACCGGGCCCGCCTCAAGGTCGCCTCGATGTCGACAGACGCCGTCGACCTGCAGCACCTGCTTGGCGTCCTGGGGCTCGACCAGCCGGCCGAGATCCGCGACCAGGTCCAGCAGTACCGGACCTGACCCCCTGTTCGCCCGTGGCGGGGCGACACCACCCCCGCCACGGGCACCCAACCCCACCGACCGAGGACGCCGAGCAGATGCCCTGGTTCGCCATCGACGACGGCTTCTACAGCCACCCGAAGGTCCGCAAGGCAGGTAACGCCGCCGCCGGACTGTTCTGCCGGCTCGGCGCGTTCAGCGCCAAGCACTCGACCAACGGACAGATTGACGGCGTCGTGGCCCGCGACTACGGCACCGCCGCCCAACTGGCCAAGCTCGTCACCGTTGGGATGCTCCACGACGAGCCTCACGCCTGCGACTCCACGCGCTGCCTGCAGCCGCCAATCGGCGGCTACGCCATCCACGACTACCTCTTCTATAACCGCTCCCGGAAGCAGGTTGAGGCGGCCCGGGAGGCCGGCCGCAAGCGTCAGCAGAAGGGCCGCGACGCGCAGGCCGAAGCACGAACCGGGCCTCAACCGGGCCTCAACCGGGCCTCACCTGAAACTCAGGCGAACCCCGGGTGGGCCCCGATTACCCCCCAAAACGAATCCCGGTTTTCAGGTAGGACAGCAGGTCAGGAGGGTTCGTCACGGCGTGACACCCTCCAGGGTCCAACGGTGGTCCCCTCCCACCCCCTCCCCTCCCCGTTCTCTCCTAACGGAGAGAACGGGGCCCCTACTACAACGGAGCGAGCAGCGGCCTACCCGGATCGCCTCGTCGAGCTCAAGCAAGCAATCGCCGCAGCCGGAATCGCCGGGATCGAATGGCGCCTCAGGCCCTCCCAGTGGGAGTACACCCGCCAAGCGCAGGAGCGCGTCGGAGTCCCCGCGATGGTCGCCTACGCCATCCGCTCCGTGCAGCTCAAGGGAGCGCCCACGGGCGCCAGCGCCTGGGTCGACGGATGGTGCTCCCTTGAAGCCCCGCCCGAGAACGGCGTGACCTACCTCCCCGCCGTCGTCAACGGCCCCGCGCGCCCATCCACCACCGACCAGCGCGTCCAGCAGGCCATCGAAGCCGGACGCCGAGTCCAAGCCATGGCCGACGCCCGGAAGGGGCAGCAGTGACCACCGAGACCATCACCTTCGACGAGGTCGGCGAGTTCCTCGGCCTCGCCGCAGCCCGCGACCAGCGCACCGTCGGCGACGCCGACATCCTCGCCTGGCACGCCGACCTCAACGCCGCCGGCGTCACCATGACCGCCGCCACCAATGCCCTCACCCACTACTACGCCGTCCTCGCCCCCAAGCTCGACCCCCACCAGCGCCACCGCGTCAACGCCCCCGACCTCCTCGCAATCATCCGCAAGGCCCGCGCCGACCGGCACAACCAGGGCACCTACGTTGACGACGGCAGCCGCCCCGACGAGACCGCCCAGCAGTACGTCGCCCGCAAGCGCTCCACCGAACGCGCCATCGGCGACGGCCGGATGCAGCCGCCACCCGCCATCGCCGCGATTGGCCCCGCCCCTGCCAACGGCCCGCAGGAGCTCACCGAAGACGACGTCCGCGCCCTGCGCCAGCAGAAGGACCTGATGCGGATGATGCGCGAGGCCGGCCGCGAGGCCGCCGTCAAGGACCAGGCCCGCAAGGAACTCGTCCTGCGCTACCCAGATCTGGCCGAGCGTCTCGCGAAGGAACACGGCCTCTCGTCCGCCGACAAGTGGAACGGCCGCATCCCTCCCGAGTTCACCGGCGGCGGCGCCCGCAACCCGTGGCCGATCCGGACGGCGCTTGTCGAGATCGTCGCCGAAGCCGAAGCCCGCGCTGCTACGGCCAGCCGCGCGGCCGCCTGAACGGAAGTCACGTTGATGCCGAGCCACCGCTGCCCACCCACCTGCCACCGCTGCCCCCACCTCAACGACGACGTCATGCCCGGCTGCATGGGCACCGCAGCAATGTCCACCGAGCCCCGCTCCCTCTTCTGGTGCACCTGCAGCGCGGCACTACCCACCGATGCCAGCCCAGCAGCACTCATCGCCACCCTCACCGCCCGGGTCGACGAACTCGAACAACGCCTCGCCAACCTCGAAGCCCGCTGAACGGAGACCGACATGCCCGCCCCGCTGTTCTTCGTCACCCTCGACGGCACCAACTACCCCCTCGCCTCTTGCCGCTGGGTCCGCATTGGCCCCGACGGCTGCGCGACCGGCAGCCACCACGGCGATGCCTTCACCAGCCCCGAGACTGCCGCCGCCTACTGGACGCCGAACCAGCGGGACCGGAAACGCGAGCACGGCCGCGGTATCCGCTACCGCCTCGTCAGCCCCGACGAGTGGGCCGGTCTCAAGCCTTGCCTCATCGGCGAGTGCGTCCATCAGCAAGCCGCCTGAGGGCCCGCCAGGCCCTCCCCCGCCCATCACCCCACCCCGGACCCCAAAACCCGCCACACACCCCGCAGGAGCCCGCCATGAGCCCCGCCAGCACAATGACTGCCGACCAGTGGAACGACCGCTACCCGGTTGGCACGTCCGTGACTGCCTACCCCGGCATCCGACCCGAGCGTGCCGCCAAGTCCGTCACTGCCGATGTCACCACCCTGACGACCTACACCCGCAGCCGGGCCTGGAGCCTCGGCCACGGCGAGCCGGTCGTCATGGTCGAGGGCTACGCCGGCGGCATCTCCCTGGAGCACGTCGACATCCGGGTGCAGACCGACCCTCACGTCCGCGCCGCCGAGATCGCCGCCGTCCGAGCCCAGGCCGAGCGGCGCAAGCAGCTCGCCGCGGCCCGGGTCTCCGAGGACGTCCTGCAGCGGCAGATCGACGCCCAGGCCCGCGAGATCGACCAGCTCCGCGAGCGACTCGCCGCCGCCGAGAAGACCGCCACCGGCACAATGACCGCCGACCTCTTCGCCATCGCCCTGCGCGTCCTCGCCGCCACCGACCCGGCGAGCTGCGGCACCTGCCGCAGCCTCGCCAGCCAGGGACAGCCTGCCGAGCACGCCGCCTGCCCCCGCCGGGCCGTCCTCCTCCCCGCCCCGGACGCCCCCGACTACGAAGACCTCGGCGACCTCACCGACGAGCAGCGCGCCGCTCTCCCGCCTCGCTTCCACACCCCGGTGTACGACGGCGACAAGACGCCCGCCGGATGGCTGTGCGCCGTCTGCTGGGGCGACGGATGGGCGACCGCCTGGCCGTGCCAGGTCGCGACCAAGCGCGGCGGCGAAGTCTTCACGGCCGAGCACCACGCCGAACGCTGGCGCAGTGACACCTACGCCCTCGCCAACGGGGTGCACGGCCTCACCGTCGAACTCGACAAAGCCCAGGCCAAGGCCGTGGTCGAGCACGGCGTCAACAGGCACCTTGCCGACAAGCACGCCGCGACCCTCGCCGCCACCGACGAGTGGATGGACGAGCGCGCCCAACTCCTCGCCGACAACCACCGGCTCACCAGCGAGCTCGCCGCCATCGACGACGAGATCGAGGAGTTCGAGGCCGCCGCCGATGGCGACCCCGCCACCCCGAACGGCGTGCTGCTGATGATCCAGCTCCTCCGCCGCATCCGCCCTGCCAGGCCGATGGCCTCCGCTGGCGGTGCGTCGTGAGCCACCACGGCACCGACCCGGCGCCCGTCGAATACCTGCACGCCATCCAAGCCGGCAGGTACGACGGCAACGACGACTGGCAGCCCGCACACGCCGTCACCTTCCGCATCACGAAGAAGACCCCCCGCCGCATCTACTACGTCGCCCGCGACTGGGGCGCCGGACCCGGGCATGTCCGCTACGTCGACCGTCAGGAGATCGAGGCCAAGGGCGAGATCGCCCCCGCGTCCCGACACTGGTGGCAGCCGGATGCGCACCTGTACCTCGCGCCGCCCGTGGTCGAGCAGGTTACGGTCCCGGACCTGGCCGCCCTGCGGGCCGCGATGGCCGACGCCCACCCTGACCGCGGTGGGACCGACGCCGACTTCATCGCAGCACGGGCCCGCTATGAGCGTGCTCGTGCGACGGCGGGGGTCTGACCGGTGCGCGGGCAGCACGAAAAGCCGCACGGCTGGGCCGGGCGACTCGCGGGGCGGGGCAGGTCAGTCGGTGCGCGGTACGTGCCCGGTGAGGATCGCCACGGCGGCGTCCACGCCGCCAACGGAGCGGATGAGCTCGCCCAGTTCGACGGGGACGATGGCGGCCTGGGGCTTGTCGCGGCGGGTGAGGAAGACGCAGCGGCGCAGGAGTCGGACCGAGGCGATGACCTCGGTGATGTTGGCGCGGGCTTCGCTGATCGGGATGTTCTCGTCGGTCTGATCCATGCGGCGATGATACGCGAACGACGGAATGTACGGAACGTCGGCTTGTACAATAGGTCTCATGTCGAGACTGAATCGAGCCACCGAGACGCGCCATCACCCGCAGGGCAAGACGTGCCACCACTTCGAGTACCACGGGCTGAGCTGCGACGAGTTCGACGCCCTGCACTTGAGGGCCGGCGGGCAGTGCGAGATCTGCGAGACGCCGGCCGAGGAGACCGGCGGCCGACGCCTTGTGGTCGATCACTTCTGGCGGGACGGGCGGCGCATCATTCGCGGCCTGCTCTGCGACAAGTGCAACGTCGTCATGTCCTGCATGGACGGCCGGAAGCCGTGGGGCGTGAACCGCAGGTGGGAGTCGAAGGCTCGGGAGTACGAGGCGAACGCCTGGGGCGAGGCGACGGGGCGAGTGACGGGCGCTCCCTGATTTCTTCGACGCGAGTTGTACAAGACGCCTTGAACGTACAGTGCGTCGAGTTGTACAATTCAAGCATGCGGAGAGGCGCCCGGCCCTCCAGCAGTTCGGAGGACCTGATGAACACCAAGACCGCCCGCAACCACCGGGCCCAGAAGCTCCTCCGCGACCGCACCCGCACCCAGCGCGCCACCGCCCGCATCACCCGCCGCGGCACCGGCACCCTCACCACCCACGCGATTGCCGCCGGCCTCCAGCCGCGCGAAGCCCGCACCGTCGCCGGCAGCCTCCGCAACGCCGCGAAGAAGCTCGGCCTCACCGGCACCCCGGAGCGAGTCCACGCCGGACGCCGGATGCGCGACGCCCGCCACTACACCCCCACCCAGGTCGCCGCGATGTGCACCGTCTACCGGCCGCGCAAGCCCGCGTTCCGCAACGCCGCAGCCCGCCTCGCACTGGCCGCGTAGCCACCCACCCGCGTCACCGCACCGAAGGAGACCGCCGTGACCGCCACCGAGATCCTCGCCACCGGCCTCGTCCACCTGTGCACCCCCGGCCCGCAGACCGGCTGGCCGTACGCCGTGCAGCAGGAACTGGACGCCCACGACGAGGCGGTGGAAGCCCTCACCGCGGCCGACTGCCAGCAGACGTGGTGGGACGCCAACGACCGTCGTGTCGCCGCCGAGGCCCGACTGGCCCACCTGCTGGAGGTCGTGGCGCCGCCGCTGCCGGTCCTCGACTACGACGACGGCATCGACTGGCTCACCTTCCTCACCGCCTGACCACCCCGCCCCGCACCACCAACCCGAAAGGCCAGCCATGACCGACCTCGCCGCCCGCCTCGCCGAAACCGCCGCTGGAACCTGGGGCGCGGAAGCCGCGATCTGGCTCCTCGACGCCCACGACCACTGGCTCCCCGAACTGGAGCGCTGCGGATACATCGCCAAGGTCACCGCCGGCCGCAACACGATCATCCGATTCAGGGCCATCGACCCGGACCGGGCCAGCCTCATCGGCAACCGCGCAGAGTGGCAGATCCTCCGCGTCGCCTCCGACCTCGCCGGTCAGCCGATCGACGGCTGGTTCGCCGACGCCCTGCACACCCTCGACGAGCCGAACCGGCGCCTGGTCCTCCACGCCATTGCGTGGGCTGCAGGGGGTCGTGACTGGGCCGACTCGCTCGGCCTCCTCACCGCTGTCTGATGGCCGCCCGGGTGCCCGTCCCGCACGGACACCCCACGAGGCACTCAGCCACCCCCGACCAGCCCGAAAGGCCACGCATGAACATCACCGTCCAGGTCGACGAGATCACCCTCACCACCGTCATCGGCGACATCGTCGAGTACGACGAGGACGGCGACACCAACGTCGTCGGCCACAAGACCGTCGCCGACCTCGTCGCCACCCGAATCGTCGACCGCCTCATCAAGGACACCGACCGCTGGCCCAGTCTGCGCGAGCGCGTCACCCAGATCCGTGACGAGGAGATCCGCGCCCGCATCGCCCCGTCCATCGACGCCGCCGTCAACAAGCCCATCCGCAAGACCAACGGCTACGGCGAGCCGACCGGCCAGGAGACGACCCTGTCCGAGCTGATCGTGGCCGAGGCCCAGAAGTTCCTCACCAAGAACGTCGACGACTACAACCGGCAGAAGGGCTCGGTCCTCGGCCAGATGATCGCGGCCGAGGTGAAGAAGGCATTCGAGACCGAGATCGCCGCCGCGGTGAAGCAGGTACGGGAGACCGTCGCCCAGCAGATCGGCACCACCGCGAGCAGCCAGATCACCGCCGCCGCCCTCCAGGCCCTCGCCGCTCGCTGACCCCCTTGCCGGTCTGCTGGTCGCCTCGCCCGACCGGCCAGCAGGCCCCCAACCCGCCACCAAAGGAACCCGATGAACCCCATCGACATCCGCGACCTCGCCCTCAACCTCAGCGACCTCCTCGCCGGCCTCGACAGCCACCGCACCCGCGGCCCCCTCCTCGTCACCCGCGACGGCGAACCCGAAGCCGTGATCATCCGCCACCAGGCGTACGCGCCCCGGCTCCACCACTTCGACATCAACCCGCAGAACAGGCTCATGTGCCTCCTCTGCCCGCCCGGGACCGGCGACTTCGGCCGACCGCTGCAGCACCTCGGCGAAGCCGTCGAATGGGCCAACACGCACTGGCGAGAGAACCACCGCCCCACCCCCGCCGCGTAGCCCGCCTAACCCGCCCCGGCCCGGTGGCCGCCACCACCGGGCCCACCCCCACCAACAGAGGACACCCGATGACCCGCAAGTCCCGCCCCTGGGCCGTCACCCTCGCCCCCGCCGGGGGCGCCGATGCCACCACCACCGAGCACACCAGCGAAGCCAAGGCCTACGAACAGGTCCGTGCCGAGACCGCCGCCGTCAAGGCCGGCACCAGCACCACCAGCCGCATCCGCGTCGAGCAGTGGAACCGCCTCACGAACCGGTGGGACCTGTTCGACCTCATCAACCCCCGCGAGAGCTGACCGGAGCCCCGATGACCCTCCAGCCCCAGCCCCTCGCCGACCGCATCGCCGCCGCCATGGCCGGCCACACGGCCAACATCTCGAACGGCGACGGCACCGTCATCTGCAACTGCGGCACCACGGTAGGCGCCAACCCGGCGGCATGGCGCGAGCACCGCGCCACCACCGTCCTGGCTGTGGTGCAGCCCGAGCTGGACCAGCGCGACACCGAGATCGCCCGGCTCCGCGAGCAGGTTGAGGACGCCCACTGCCGGCTCCACCTCATCCAGCGGCGCATCGACGGCGTCGACGTCCGCGATGACCCGACCGGCATCACCGGCGACATCGGCCCGTGGATTGACGGCCCCCTCCACCCGACCCACCTCACCGCCTACCGCACCACCCGGGAGTCCTGATGCCCAACCAGCCCCTCAACCTCGACGCCATTGAAGGCGCACTCCCCGACGGCGGCTTGCCCGCCGCATGGCTCGACGCCATCCGCACCCGATACGCAGCTGCCGAGGGCGGCGGCTGGCACCTCGACCCCGAACCGCACACCGACCCCGACACCGTGCGTACGACGATCAGCGGCTACCACCACCGGATCGGCGTCCTCAAGTTCAGCGCCCCGTACGCGGACGAGAACCGCGCGTTCGTCCTTCACGCACACGGCGACGTGGGGGTGCTGATCGCCGAGATCCGCCGTCTCCGGTCCGCGGCCCAGTCCGCCGCCGTTCTCCTCCGCAGCATTGCCGACCGCGCCGACGCGGGCCGGCCGCAGGACACCGCCGCGATCCGCGCCGCCGCAACCGCCCTCGACAACACCACCACCCAGCACGACGCCTGAAGGGAGACACCCATGGCCACCCAGCACGCCGGCGGCAGTGTCACGCTCCACCTGGGCAACAGCCTGGACGTGCTCGCTGGCCTGCCTGACGCCAGCATCGACGCCATCGTCACCGACCCTCCATACGAGATCGGCTTCATGGGCCGCACCTGGGACTCCACCGGCATCGCCTACAACGTCGAGCTGTGGCGGCACTGCTGGCGCGTCCTCAAGCCCGGCGGACACCTCCTCGCGTTCGGCGCCGCCCGCACCTACCACCGCCTCACCGTCGCCATTGAGGACGCCGGCTTCGAGATCCGCGACTCCATCCACTGGATCTACGGCTCCGGCTTCCCCAAGGGCCAGGACATCGCGAAGCTGATAGACCGCCGACGTGACGACCGCGAGCAGGTCCTGCAGGTCACCGCGTGGCTCGCCGCCGCCCGAGACGTCGCGGGCTGGACGAACAAGCAGATTGACGCGCTGTTTGGCTTCACCGGCGACATGGCAGGCCACTGGACTACCCAGGGCAAGGCCGCCTCTGTGCCCCGCCCCGAGCAGTGGGACCGCCTCCGCTCCGAGCTCGGCTTCGACGACACCGAGATCCTCCCCACTGTCGAGGAGATCAACGGCCGCAAGGGCCTGCTCGGCGAGGCCTGGGCCCGCCGAGAGGTCGTCGGCGAGGCGCACCGAATCCGCCGTGAGTCCGACGTGCAGCTCGCCGGACTCAGCAGCGGCACCTACACCCTCACCGCCCCCGCGACCGGTGCGGCCCGCCAGTGGGCCGGCTGGAACACCCAGCTCAAGCCATCGCACGAGCCCATCGTCCTCGCCCGCAAGTCCACCGGCTTCGAGTCCACCGTCGCGAACGTCCTCCTCCACGGCACCGGCGCCCTCAACATCGACGGCTGCCGCACCGCGACCACCATCGGCGACGACTACCAGGCAAAGTGCGCGTCCGTCGTCGGCCTCGCCTCGAACCGCAACGGCACGACGCTCGGCGAGTGGACCGGCACCCGCGAGGACAGCTCGCACCCGGCCGGCCGCTGGCCCACCAACATCCTGCTCGGCCACGGCCCCGACTGTGTCGATGGCGACCAGTGCGAGGCCGGTTGCCCGGTCGGCGAGCTTGGCCCGCGCGGCCGGTTCTTCCCCGCGTTCCGGTACGAGGCCAAGGCCCCCGCGTCGGAGCGCCCACGTACCGCCGACGGCACCGCGCACACCACCGTCAAGCCCCTCGCGCTGATGCGCTGGCTGGTCCGCCTCGTCACCCCGCCCGGCGGCCTCGTCCTCGACCCGTTCGCCGGGTCCGGCACCACGTTGGAGGCCTGCGTGCTGGAAGGCATGCGCGCCGTCGGTGTCGAGCTCGACCCGGCGCATGCCGAGCTGTGCCGGGCCCGCCTGTCAAAGCCGATCGACCTGCCCCTTTTCGCCTGACCTGCCTGCCAACGCCGGGCGGCCCCAACGCCGCCCGGCCCGCCACCAGCACAGGAGACCCACATGCAGCAGCTCACCATCGCCGCCTACCGCACCCACGCCGAGGGCCGCACCCAGATCGTCATCTCCCGCACCGACGAGAACGGCCGCGGCGAGGGCTACCGCCTCGCCGGCCCGAAGCACTACAACTCCGGCACCACCCAGCTGGTGACGTCGGACCTGGACGAGCGTGACGCCCGCGAACTGCGCGCCATGCTCGACGCCGTCTTCCCAGTCGACCAGGCCGAGTACCGCAACCAGGTGCTCGCCGAGGCCGCCGACCTGCTGAAGGCCCAGCACGCCGCCGTGTACGACGACGCGGGCGGCAAGGTCGCGTCCGGCCTGCTGATCGGCGCGGACCTGCTGCTGGCCGCCCGCACCCAGGAGCGCTGACCAATGGCCGACAGTCAGCCCGTCAGCCCCTGGGATCGACTGGTCACCTCCTGCACCCGGGCGTTGGAGGCTACGGGCACCGCGACCCCGCCGAACCCGCTCAAGCCTGACATCTGCCCGCTCCGGCACGACTGCGACTGGTGGCCGGTGGAGTCCATCGACGAACACCTCCACCGGGCGCACAGCAAGGTCGAACTCGTCGAGGCGGTCAGCGATCTGCTCGACGTCGCCCGAGCCGTTCACGCCGCCCGTACCGCGCCGACCCGCTGAGGAGCACACCATGCAGCCCGACACGCTGGACCTGTTCGCCGGCCCCGGCGGCTGGTCCGAGGGCCTCCGCCGCTGGCACGGCATCCCGGACATCGGCATCGAATGGGACGCCGCCGCCTGCCGCACCCGGGCCGCCGCCGGGCACCACACCGTGCGCGCCGACATCGCCACCCTCGCCACCGCACCAATGCGCGGCCGTATCCGCCGCCTCATCGCCTCCCCGCCCTGCCAGGCATGGTCACGCGCCGGCAAGCGCCTCGGCCTCGTCGACCAGCCCCTCGTTCACCAGGCCGTTCACGACCTTGCCCACGGCCGCGACACCCGGGCGAAGCTGCTGACCGTCTGCAAGGACCCGCGGTCGCTGCTCGCCGCCGAACCGATGCGCTACCTGGCCGACCTGCGGCCCGACGACGTGGTCATGGAGGAAGTCCCCGACGTGCTGCCGCTGTGGCGGCAGTACGCCGAGACGCTGCGCGGCTGGGGCTACAGCGTGTGGACGGGCGAGCTGAACGCCGCGGACTACGGGGTCCCGCAGACCCGCCGCCGGGCGATCCTCATCGCCTCCCGGGTACGAGCCGTACAGGCCCCGAGCCCGACGCACGCCCGGGACGCCGAAGAGCCCGACCTGTTCGGTGCGGCACGGCCCCGCTGGGTGTCAATGGCTGACGCCCTCGGCTGGGGTGCTACCGACCGGCCCGTGCCCACGGTGACGGCCGGCGGCGGGAAGACGGGCGGCGCCGAGCCGTTCCCCACGCAGGCCCGCGCGGCCCTCGCGGCGTCCCGCGACCGCGGCGACTGGATCCTCCACACCCGGCGCGGGCACGTCCGTGCGGACGGCGAGCGGCAGTTGGTCGACCCCCAGGGACAGCCGGCGCCGACCGTCACCACGATGACGGGTGAGCAGTGGGTCCTGCGGTCCGGGCAGTCCGTTGCAGGGGAGGGCCGTGCGACCCGCGGCCTGGACGAGCCCGCCGTCACTATCACCGGCCGCGCCGACCTGTGCGCCTGGACGACCGAACGGCCCGCGACCACCGTGTGCGCCACCGACCGGATCGCCCGGCCCGGCCACCGCGACCGCAGCCCCGGCGGCGAGGCGCAGTTCACCGACTCGGTGCGCATCACCGCCATCGAGGCCGCGCTCCTCCAGTCGTTCCCCGCCGGCTACCCGTGGCAGGGAACGAAGACTAAGCAGTTCGAGCAGATCGGTAACGCGGTGCCGCCGCTGCTGGCCGCGCACGTGTGTGCCGCGGCGTTCGGTCTGCCGCAGCCCACCGCCACCCCCGCGGCCCTGGCCGCCTGATCGTCCCGGGCCGGTCGCACACGGCGGCCGGCCACCCACCGAAGGAGCAAGCCGATGCCCGATCTCGTCATCAGCGTCGACATCGACGGCCAGCGCGTACCCCTCGACGAGTGCGGCTGGATCGAGCGGAAGCCCTGCGGATGCATCACCGCCGCCGTGCTCGCCGTCGTCACCGGCGACGGCGGTTGGACCATCGCCGACGCCGGCCAGGCGCACGAGCACTTCACGCCACGCAAGGACACCCGGGACCGGGAGATCAGCCGCGGCATCACGTACGAGCTGATCACCATGGCGCACTACCGCGAGCACATCGCCGCGAAGTGGGAGTGCCCGGAACACGCCGACCACTGACCGTCCGCCTCTGGGCCCGTCGTCACCGCGGCGGGCCCCCACCCGAAGGAGCGTCATGACCACACGCCGTCCTCTCCCTGCCGACCACCGCCCGTACCGGCCCGTGTACGCGGCCTGCCCCGAGTGGACCATCACCACCACTGAAGGACGCCGCCTCACCTTCCGGCAGGTCGGCCACCACGGCCAGACCGGAGCCTTCTACTCCCTCGACGAGAAGCCCTCGCTCACCGAAGGCGGCGGCTGGGGCCCGCTGTGGGAACTGGCCTGGAACGACCCGGTGTACGAGCCGGAGGTGGAGCGCCCCGGGTCGTTGGCGCGCGCTTGGCGGTGGGCCCGCCTGCTGCTCGGGACCGCCCGGTGAGCGCCGCATCCTGTCCCGGGCGGCGTGTCATCGACGGTCAGACCATCACCTGCACCTCGGCGACCGCCCGGCACCGTGGCCCGCATGCCGGGCCCGGTGTGCCGCCGATCGCCGGCGCGGCCTGGTGTGACCTGCCGTGCCGCGGCCAGGACTGTGCGGGCCCGTGCCACGCCGGAGACCCGGCAGGTGCCCGGTGAGCGCCGTGTGGTGGCTGCTCGGTACGTCCGTGGGCGCCCTGGTCGTGGTGCTCGCCGCCGCCCGCGCCGACACCCGCAGCGAGGGCGACCGGTGACCCCCGGCCAGACCGACGTGCTCGGCATCACCGGCTGCACCGCCGGCGTGGCCGTCATCCTCGCGGCGATCTGCGCCGCCGACCGTCACGTCGACACGTGGACCCGCCGTCGCGCCGCCCACCGCGAAGAACGGGCCGTCGTCCGCACCGCCGAGACCATCACCCGCACCGCAGCCCAGGAGACCCAGACGTGAGCCGCCCAACCGCCGACACCATCACCGACGACCAGCTCGACCAGCTGCACGCCCGCCTCGACCAGGCCGAGCGCGCCCTCTCCGCCGTCCGTCGGCTGGCAGCCCGTGCCCGCAAGCTCGACCCGCACGGCCACAGCGACTACCTGATCGGCGCCAACGCCGCGCTGGCAGCCGCGACCCGCACCATCGACCGCGCCATCAGAGAGGCCCAGCGATGACCGGCACCCCGACCGTGCAGGGCCGTTGCCCTGCCTGCTCCCGCACCACGCTGATCCTCGGCGTCGGCGGGTACGTCACCTGCTCGCACCTGGACTGCCCCGATCCTGCCGCCGCTGGCAACCTGCTGGAGCAGCCCCTCGACCAGCTCACCGAGGCCCGCGTTTGGGCCCGGCACGGCTACGAGATCGGCCAGCGCCACTGCGGATGGACCGACCACGGCGTCGCACCTGCCTGGCTCACCGGTGGCTGGCCGGCCAACTTCGACACCTGCGAGCACCTCGCTCGGCTGGCTGCCGCCGAGACCCGCATTGCCGCAGTGCGGGCCCTGCACACCATCGAGATCGCCACCGAGTTTGGCGGCCTCGAGTGCAGCACCTGCCGCGAGATCTGGCCCTGCGGAACGATCGCCGCCCTCGACGGACTGGAGGCCCAGCGATGACCGATAGTGCCTACCTCGGCCAGCTCGCCCGTCAGCTCCGTGCTGCGGAAGACGAGCTCGCCGAACTCCGTCCCCTCCGCCGCCGCCTCGCCGCCGCTGAGGCCAAGCTCGCCGCCCTGCACGAGGGCGAGGAACCGCACGAGGACGAGCGCACCGTGCCGTCCCCCGCGCAGTGGCTGTGGCACTGGAACCGGGCTACCCCTGCCGAGCGCCTGGAGCGGGCCGCCCAGGTGCTCGCCGACTGGGACCACGTCCACGAGTGCTTCCTCCTCGACTGGAAGAAGCGCGCCCGCAATGCCGAAGCCCGGGTGCGTGAACTGCAGCCCCGCCTCGACTCCGCTGAAGCCAAGCTCGCCGAGCCGGTCACGCTGACCGCCCGGTACCTGTCCCACCTGCGGCAGGCATGCCCCGGCTGCGAGTGGGCAGTACACGCCCCCCTCAGTTGCGACGAGGTGGCGGCCTTCCGGGACCGGTTCGACAACCTCCTCGCGGACGGGCTCAAAGAGATCCGGGCAGACGATAACAACCTGACCGGCTACCGGGGCGTGGTCAACGCACCGCTCACCTTCGAGACCATCACTGCGCTTGCGGACAGGCTGAGGCAGGGCACCATGCCGCGGCGCAAGGTCCATCGATCCGCCCCGGCAACCGGCGGTGGCCTGACCGTCGTCACCACCGACCCGGTCCAGGAGATCGCAGCCGAGCCCGCCACCCTCGACGCCCTGAAGCACAAGTACTTCGCCGAACCGGCCAGCCGGCCCACCGATCTACCCGGGCAGATCGGCCAGTTCTTCGGCTTCCCGATGATCGCCGACCCGGATCTGCCACCAGGCGAGGTGCACATGCGCCCCTACCCGCAGACCACCGAGGCCCAGCCGTGAGCTACCCCGCCTGACCCCGAACAGCAGCAGGGACGCCCCGGCCCGCCAGCCATTGGGACGCCCCCACACGATGCGATCACCCTACGCCCCAGCACCACAGGAGACGCACCGTGACCACCAGCACCACCTACGCCCGCTACCTCCGCCGCCAGGGCGTACGCGCCAACACCACCCCCCACCGCGCCGCCCACCACATCGCCCTCCTCCGAGCCGCCGGCATGCGCGACCCCCAGATCGCCGCCGCAGCCGGACGCAGCCCCGCCACCCTGTACCGCATCGCCAAGCGGCACACGGTCACGATCAGCCGCCACACCGAAACCCAAATCCTCGCCATCCCCATCCCCGCGCCCGCCGGGCAAGGCAGCGCCTCCCACACCCCCAGCCACGGCACCGCCCGCCGCCTCCAGGCCCTCGTCCACCACGGCTACCCGCCCGCCTGGATCGCCCGGCACCTGGGCATGACGCGCAAGCACCTCGGCGACCTCCTCCACCAGCGCCGGGCCGCCGTCACCCTCCACACCGCGCAGCGCGTCGAGGCCCTGTACCTCACCCACTGGCACCTGCCGGCCGAGCGGGCCGGTGTCGATGCCGCCGACACGGCCCGTGCCCGCACCATCGCCACCGCCCACCACTGGCAGCCGGCCGCCGCGTGGGACGACATAGACCACCCCGGCGCCCAGCCCCAGCACGGCGGCGACACCAGCAGGCAGCAGGCCGTCATCGAGGACGCGGCGGAGCTGCTGCGTGAGGGCCTGTCGAGGGAGGGTGTCGCGGCGCGTCTGGGGATCGGTTGGGATGCGGTGAGGCAGGCGTATCGGCGGGCCGGGCGGGAGTTGCCGGACGTGTGTGCTTGACGGTGGGCATGCGAAAGGGCCGCTCGGCAACTGCCGGGCGGCTCGATTGCGTTACGGGGTCAGTTGCCTGACGGCGCCTCGGAGCTGTCCGCCTTCGTCTTCAGCCGGCGGTTGTACTCACGGTCCCAGCCGGACGCGCGGGACACATCGGCAGGCCTCTCGCCGGCGCGGAGCGCGGCCACTACCGCATCGGCCAGTGTCGACTGCGCCTTCTCGTGGGCTGCCTTCGTGCGCTTGTAGGCGGCAGCCGCAGCTTTGACCTGGTCGATGGGGTTGCTCGTGTCCATGCGCAGATGATGGCACAGGTTGCGACTTAAGTCTGCACCCCGATCCGCTTGAAAGTGCCAACCCTGTCTGCAACTATGGATTGCAGACGGAGTCCGCATTTCGAGGGGGACCTGATGGACAAGCACGCCTGTGACTTCTGCGGCTGGGACCTGTTTGACGCCGACGAGCTCACCCCCGGCCCGTCCGGCGACCCGTGCTGCTCCGACTGCCACACCACGCACGCCGACACCCGCACCGCCCACGCCTACTAGGCCCACCATCTGGCCCGGCGGCCGTGACCACGACCTGCCGCCGGGCCGCACCACCACCCCACCAGCCACGAAGGAGCACAGCCATGTCCAACATCCCCGACCGGCTCATCGCCTACCGCATCGGCACCAGCGACGACGTGTACGTCCTCGACCTGTGGGGCCACCTCGACGAGCGCACCCTCATCGCGGGGATCGCCGACGAGCACCACGTCTCCGACGCCGACGTCCGCCTCCTCACCTCCACCACCGCCTGAACAGGAGCACCACCATGCGCCGCATCCGCACCGCCGCCGACGCCCTCGCCGCGTTCAACGAGGCCGCCCGGACCACCTTCAACCGCTGGTACGACGCGGCCCCCGCCGACGAGGACGAGGCATGGGCCGCGTACGAGGCGGCCGCGGAGCAGGCCCGGGAGGCCGACCGCACCGTCCGGTCGCTCACCGCCTGACCACCGGCGTGTCCCCGGTCCGGCCGGCGCCTGCTCACGACGGAGACGCGCACCACCCGCCACCAGCCCGGTGACGGACCAGCAGAAGGAGACCACCATGCCCCGCACCCCCCGCCCCTCGGACATCAAGCGCACCGACGACGTCGATTTCATCGAGGGCTCCCGCCCGCTGCCCACGGGCCGCGAGGCCCGCGAGGCGGAGCGCCGCGAGAGCACCGCCACCGCGGTCGTCGGCCTCGCCAACCTCTTCGGCCGCCGCGCCTGACCCACGGCGCGCTCCACCAGCAGGCACCACGGCTGGCACGGCTCAGACCCAGGAGCGCGCACCACCCCAGATCCCCGCCGCACGCCTCCCGCTTGGAGACCGCCATGCCCCCGCACCTGCCCACCACCTGCCAGATCCTCGCCGGCATCTGGCTCCGCCTCCGGATCCTCGCCCCGATCATCGCGCCGATCCTCGCCGCCCTGTGGCTGGCCGGTATCGACCTCGCGGGCGGCACGAAGATCGCCGCCGTCCTGGTCGTGCTGACCATGCTCGCCCTCGACTCCGCCCGCCACCCGCACGGCACACGGCACGGGGCACGGCAGTGAGCGCCGCCACAGAAGCCGCCATCGCCGCAGCCGCCGCCGAGCAGGCACGCCAGGCCGCCCACGCATCCGCCGAAGCCCAGCGCCAAGCCGCCGAAAACCTCGCCCGCCTCGCCGCCATGACCGCAGCCCACCTGGGAGCCCCCCGATGACCGCCACGTACGACCACGTCAACGGACACATGCCCGCCGACCCCTACCCCAGCATCTCGTTCACCGAGCAGGCCGCCCGCGCCGACGCCACCCGACTCCAGGCCGAGGTCAACGCCGAAGCCGCCCGCATCAAGGCCACCGACGACGCCGCATCCCGCGCCACCACACAGGCCGTAAGGGCAGCCAAGGCCGCCGCCGAGATCGCCGGCCTGCAGGCCAAGACCGACGAGATCCAGCGCGCCGCCGCGGCGAAGGCCGACATCGAGGCGAAGGCCCGCGCCGAGCAGGCCGCCATCGACCGGGCCGAGCAGGCCGAGCGCAACCGGGTCGACGCCCTCAACGCCCGCGCCGAGAAGACCGCCCGTCAGCTCGTCACCGTGTCCGTGCTCATCGCCCTGCCGCTGCAGCTCGTCGCGTTCTGGCTGATGAACCCGGCGCTGATCGTGGTGCCGGCCGGTCTGGAGTACGCGGCGTGGGTGATGCTGGCCCAGGTCGACGCGGCCGTTGCCGCTGGACGCCGGGCCTGGCACTACATCGCTGCCACCCTGGTCGTCGCGATGTTCGCGGCGTGGATGAACTGGTCGCACGGCCCGGACCTGATTGCGGACCATGGGCAGCTGGTCGGTGCGGTTGGCGCGTTCTTCTCCCTCCTCGGCCCGTTGACGTGGGCGCTCCATACCCACGGCAAGATCGCCAAGCGGGAGGGTCGCCTGCCCCGCGCCGAACGCAGGGCCGCCAAGCAGGCAGCTGCCGCCGCCGCCAAGCTGGCCGAGCAGGAGCAGGCCGCCGCCACCGCCGACACTCTCGAACTCGACGCCCGCCGCCACCGCGACCACGCCGACGTGTACGCCCGCGCCGCCTACATCGCTTCCGCCGCCGGCCACCTCACCATCACCGACCAGACGTGGGACAGGGCCTGGCAGGACGTCAAGGGTGAGGGTGCGCAGATCGGTGAGACCGCCGAGTCCATTGCTCAGCGGAAGGCCGCCACCGAAGCGCTGCGTGCCGCGACCGTGGGTGACGTGACGCCACTCCCTGTGCTTATGCAGGACGGGCGGATCCGCGTCTACCGCGAGCCGAAGAAGATCCAGCTCAACGCCCAAATCCCCCCCACCGTTCAGCGCGTCACCGCGAGGGTCACAGACAGGCCCAAGCCGACCCCGCCGCGGCGCCGGAAGGGCGACACCCCGGCTTACTCGCCGCTGGCCCGCAGCGCCGCCGCAGAGACCGCCAAGCGCGCCGCCAAGCAGTAGCCCACCACCCCCGCCGCGATCATCCAGGAGCACCCCGATGTCCGAGTACACGACCGGCCCCACCCCCGGCCCCGCCGACGACGAACCCGGCGTCTACGACCTCACCAAGAACTTCCCCGCCGAGTACCTCGCCGAGCTGGAAACCGCGATGCAGGCCGAAGCCTCACTCAGCGAGCACGGCCGCCGCGGCGCCATGGTCGGCACCATCATCGAACCGACCATCCCGCAGCAGCGCGGTTGGGCCACCGAGGCTGCGGCACGGGCGCTCCCCGCCTGGGCTGCCGACCCCGAGACCCTGGCCCGGTCCGTCCGCCAGGCCCGCGCCGAAGCCGTCTACCGGGTCCTGTTCCACACGATGCGGACCCCCGCCTACGCCGCCCGCGTCCTGCTCCTCGCCAGCCGAGGCGCCTGGGCCGCTCCCCGCGACGCCGCGCACTTCTTCCTCGCCGGCGAGTACAACACCGGCATCAAAGCCGCGAAGAAGAGCCGCGACGACGCCCGTGTCCTGGTGCTCCGCGACGAGAAGGCGTCCGTCACCAAGGACCGGCAGCGCTCCGCCCGCCACCTGGTCGCCACCGGCGGGTCCCTCACCTACGTCGGCGCGGCCGTCCTCACCGCCATGGCCGGCCAGTGGATCGTCGCCGGGCCGCTCCTCGCCCTGCTGACCGGCGTCCTCGCCGTCATCGGCCACAAGGACAAGACCGGAGCCGACCCCGCGTTCCACCTCCTCGACGCCACCCCCACCACCACCGGGCCCGTCACCGACACACGCATCGAGGAGGCGTTCCGCGCCGCCGGCGTCATCGGCGCCAAGGAGGCCCTGCAGTTCACCGGCGCTGGCACCGGTCGGGAGAAGACCGCCGCCGTCGCCACCCTCAAGCTGCCCGCCGGCACCATCGCCGCCGACGCCATCAAGAAGCTCCGCGAGATCGCCGGCGCCCTCGACGTAGCCGCCTCCCAGGTCGACATCCGCCAGGAAGGCGCCGAGTCCCGTCTGTCCATCTGGATCGCCGACAAGGACCCGTTCGCCACCTCCCGCCGCTCCCCCCTCCTCACCCACCGCGGCCCCATCGACGCGTTCACCGACGGCATCCCCGTCGTCTTCGACAAGCGCGGCCAGGCCGTCCCCCTCACCATCCGCGACGCCATGCTGCTGATCGCCGGCATGACCCGCTCCGGCAAGGGCGTCGGCTACTCCTCCGTCGTCTGCGGCGCCGGCATGGACCCGCGCATCAACATCCGCAACGTGTACGGCAAAGCCACCGGCGAGCACGTCCCCTACGCCCCGGTCTGCGCCACGTTCTTCAAGCGCAACCCCGAGCGCCTCGCCCTGCTCCTGCAGATCCTGGAGAAGGAGCTCCTGCGCCGCGAGGACCGCCTTGCCGACCTCGGCACCGACAAGCTCACCCCCAGGCTCCTGGAAGAGATGCCGATCGAGCTCGTCCTGATCGACGAGTTCGCCTTCTACGTCGGCGACGAGAAGGACGAGACGGCCAAGCAGATCATCGCCTCGCTGAAGCAGATCGCCGCGATGGGCGCCGCCCTCGGCGTGCTCCTCGTCCTCGCCACCCAGGACCCCAACGCCAAGCTCGTCCCGTCCCCTCTGCGCCGGAACTTCCTCAACCGGTGGGCGATGCGGGTGGAGTCCGCGGACGCCTCCAACGCCATCCTCGGCGGCGCCGCATCGGGCGCCGGCTTCGACTCCTCGAAGCTGCCGGAGGGAACCCCGTCCGGCGTCGGCCACCTGCGCACCATCGACGGCACCCGGCTGACCCGCTCCTACTTCATCGACCGGGAACGCGGCGAGGTCGACGAGCTGATCGCCCGCGGCGTGGTGTACCGGTCGGAAGCTGGCCGCCTGGCCGGGCAGTTCGACGACCCGATCGAGCAGGCACTGCTCGCCGCGACCGGCTTCACGTCCGCCTCGGGCGGGCCGCGTGGGGACGGCCGGCCGGGCAAGGCCGACATGCGGCAGTCCAGCGTGCGGGGCCTCCTCGGCGAGCTCCTCCAGGTGTTTGCCTCGGCCGGGAACCCGGAGCGGCTGACCACCTCGGCAATCGTCGCCGGCCTGGCCCGGATCAACCCGGCCGACTGGCAGAAGGTCGCCGACGACACCGCGGCGAACGCCGGTACTGCGCTGAAGAACGCCATCACCCGCGCCCTCGCCAAGGACGCCGCCGAGGCTGGTCGTCCGCCTCGGATTCTCGACTCCGACCAGTGGGGCGGCAAGGACAAGGGCCGCGGCTACTGGCTGACCGCCGTTCGTGCCGCTGCCGGAATTGTCCAGTAATGACCACCCGGGACCGGCCCGGGACGGCCTGAGAAACCGCAGGTCATAGCCGTGACCACCGTCGGGACGGCGGCCCTCTCCTCGGGGTAGCCGTCCCGGCGGTCAGCCTCCGATCCCAGTGCCCGTCCCGGCCCTGACCTGCACCGATGCAGCCCATCCCAGGCTACATCCCGACCCTCGAACCATGACAAACAGGAGGAATCGCCATGACCGAGCAGACCACCCCCGCCCTCGCCCCGATGCCCGGCGTCGCCCTGATCACCTACCCGGACGGCACGACCCGCTACGAGTACACCGACGAGCTGCAGGCCGCCATCGACCGGGCCGAGACGGCCGGGTACGCGCCCGTCGTCCAGACCATCACCACCCCGGCGCCCGTCGAACCCGCCGCCCGTCCGGCGCTGATCGAGCCGTGGATGGTGCGCGGCGCCGCCGGCCTCGGCCTCGCAGGCGGCACGGTGGCCCTCGCCCCAATCGCAGCGTCCGCAGTCGGCGCCATGTCGGCCGCGCTCGGAGACCTGCTGCACCTCGCCCTGCAGGTCGGCGGCGCCGGGCTCGCCGCCTTCGTCCTGCTGCGACTGCTGACCGGGCGGAAGGCCGGCGGGCAGGGCGTTGAGGTCGTGCAGACCGTGACGCAGACCATCACCAACGTCGTCCGCATCGAGAAGTGAGCCCGACCATGCGACTGTTCGGCGGCCCCACCCACGTGGTGCGGATCCTTGGCCCGCTCACCGTCAACGGCCAGCCACTGGCCTGCCCGGAGAAGGGCTGCGGCGACACAGGCAAGGCCGGCGGCCACACCCTCACCGCGGAGGGCGAGAAGGGCGTCGCCACGATCACGTGCGGCGCCAACCCCGAGCACCGGTTCCGGGTGCCGGACATCACGATCGCCCTCGTCAAGGCGCTGCCGCGGTCGGGCCGGTTCGAGCACAAGCAGGGCGACGTCCGGCTGCAGGGCATCGCCGCCCGGCCCGGCAAGGGCGACAAGAAGCCCGCAGCGGCCGGCAAGGGGCGGGCCCTCGGCCAGCAGCCCGCACCGGCCAAGACGCCCAGCCGCGGCAGCAGCGGACCGGGCCTGGCTGGGGTCGTCGTCGCCGGGCTGCAGACCGTCACCGCCACCGTCGGCACCGTCGGGCAGATCGCCGGGGCCGCCGGGCAAGGGGCCCGCGCACTCGGCGACGTCGCCAAGGCGGGCAGCAACGCCATCAGCCTGGCTCGCGACGGGGTCAAGGCAGCCGACCGGGCCGCCGGACGCCGCCACCAGGCCGCGCTCGGCGAACGCCAGACCGGACCAAAGCGGGCCCTGTGAACCGTGGGACAGAATGTCAGACAGAAAGGGACAATGAACCCATGAGCGAACAGCCCATCCACCCGGGTCACGTACTGCTGCGCGCCACCGTCGAGATCAACGGACACAAGGTCCAGGCCACCATGTCCGTCGGGCATCAGGTGTGGAACGCCGGTACCGAGTACCAGGAGCACGTGAAAGCCCAGGTGCTCCACATGCTGGGCAAGGCCATCGTCAAGGAACTCGCGCCCGAGGTCACTGTCGAACCGTCCCCGCCCACCTTGACCGAGTCCCTGCACGCGGCACTGCGGCCGTTCGACTACCCGCAGGAGTACTGATGGCTGGTGACAAGCCGGACGCCGGGTGGACGATCATGGATCGCACCCTTGAACTCCTCGCCGTCCACTGCCGAACCGTGGCCTACCAGGAGGCCAGCGGATGGGAATGCGCCGGGTGCGGCGAGTACATCGAATCGCGGGACATCCCGGGCTGGACCGAGCGCCGCACAGCCCTCGCCGCCAGCCGCACGACTGCGCGAGGATGAGCCGGTGACCGATCTCCCGTACCTGCCGCCCAGCAGCAACCGGGCTGCCCGTGACCGCATCCAGGCCGCCATCAACGATCTTGCGTGGCCGGACCGGCAGGCCGTCGTCGGCACGTCCGGCGGCGAGCACGCCCGCCGGGTCGCCGCTGGCATCCTTCGCAAGGCGTTCGCGCCGGAGCTCGCCCGGATGCGCGACACCGAAGCCACCCTTGCCCGCGCCCGCCGGTTGGTCCGCCAGTACCCGGAAGACGAGGCCGTGCCGGTGCGCAGGCTCCTCGCGGCCCTGTACGGAGAGGAGAAGCCGTGACCGACAACCCCGAGGATGTGCGCGGCTTGACCGAGGAAGAGTTTCTGGCCTGGATCGAAATGGTGCCCGCCATGGTGACCAAGTCGATGCAGTTGCCCGATGGTCTGCACTTCGAGTGGGACAGGAGCGGCCAGTGACCGACGACCTGGTGAAGTTCCTGCGGGCACGGCTCGACGACGACGAGCGGGACGCTCAGGCAGTGGGCTACAGCACCGCCGAAGCTGTTGACGGGCTCTGGGACAGCAAGTTCGTCCAGCTGCGCGGGTCGGTGACGACCTACAACACAACTGAGCTTCCGGCCGATCTCGCCGTGCACATGGCCCGCCACGATCCGGCGCGAGTGCTGGCCGAGGTCGACGCCAAACGGCGGCTGCTCGACAAGACCCACCCGGAACTTCAGTGGGCGGACTCCGCAGCGGAAGGCGAATGGGGCAACTACCAGGAGGCCGCTCTCGACTTCCTGAAGATCATGGCCCTACCGTATGCCGACCACCCCGACTACCGGCCCGAGTGGGCACCGGAGGCATGACCATGGGACACCGCCCGTACCCCAACGCCACGCGCGCCCGAAACCAGCTCTGGCGGCGCTACCAGACCCCCGCCTTCACGACCAACCCCACGCTCGCCGTCCTCGCCGAGTCGGCGCGCGGGGGAGAAGAGTTCGAGGTGGCCATGCGTACGCTGCGAGATGGAGTACAGGCCGGCCTCACCGTCGCCGAATCCCTCGACAACGCCGCCGCCGCGGCCGCCAACATCCGCTCATGGACCGAGACGGCGCCAATCCGGTTCGGGATCACCAAGCGATGACCCCACGCCCCAACGCCCTTGCCGAGGCGCTGGCCAGCCTCCACCACCTCCTCGCCCACAACTCCCGCGACTGGGGTCTCGACCGCGCCGACGCCTGGTTGTACGCAGTCCTCGTCGGCTGGGACTGCGAAATGACCCACGAGCACAACGACGTCTGCGAGAACGGCGAGGCCATCCAAGAGATCGCCGCACAGCACAACTGGGCACCCGGCGACATCGAGAGAGTCCGCCGGTACAGGGCAGCCATCCGGGTTGCCGCCGACGGTGGGCACCCGAGCACCTGACCCCACGAGCAGGGCCCGCAGCTGAGCAGCAGCCGCGGGCCCTTCGTCTTGCCTAAACACCCCCGAACCCGGCCACGCTCCGGCAGGATGGCGCCCCACCAGCCACACCCAAGGGAGCGTCCGTGGAACCCTGGCACTACATCGTCATCCTCCTCGCCATACTCGCCCTCGCCATCGTCGGCATCGTCAAACTCGCCCGCCGCAAGTAGACCTGTCCCGACCCCCTGACACCGTGCATACGGGGTCGCGGCGGCCCGCAGGTCTCCCCCCACCACGGGCCGCCGCCGTCCTCACGGCGGGTGGGCCGCACAGCCCCCGGGACGACGAGACCCGGGGGGCTGACCCATGCACTCCCTACCCTGCCCAGCAGGAAGGGGAGACCATGACCAGCAACACCGAGCACAACCCGGACCAGCCACGCGACGGCAACGGCCTGTTCATCAAGACCATCACCAGCACCGAACGCGACGCCGCCGCCGCCCGCCTCCGCTCCGAAGGCAAGAGCTACCGGCAGATCGCCACCAACCTCGGCATCGACGTCCACACCGCCCACGACGCCGTACGCCGCGCCATGCAAGCCGTCGTCGCCCCCGCCGGCGAGCAAGCCGTCAACTACGAACTGGGCCTCCTCGGCGAGGAACTCCTCCGCCTCGACGACCTGTACGCCACCGTCGTGGAGGTACTTGAACGCGAGCACGTCACCGTCTCGCAGGGCCGCATCGTCCGCGACGACGATGGCGGCGCCGTCCCCGATGACGACTGGATCCTCAAAGCCGTCGACCGGCTGGTCCGCATCGACGAAGCCCGCCGCCGCAATTCCGAGTCCCGCCGCCGTCTCCTCGGCCTGGACCAGCCCACGAAGACCCAGGTGTCCGGCGGCGTCACGTACGAGGTCGTCGGCATCAACCCGGAGGATCTGCGATGAACGACTACGTGTGTGCCGAACAGTGCGCTGCTGCAGCCCGGAACGACATCCGACGCACGCTGGTCCGCTACTTCCAGTTCGTCGGCGATACCGAACGGGCCGAAGAACGAGCCGCCGCCCTTCTCGACCACTACGACCAGACGACGGCCACCCAGATCCGGGCATCCGCGTTCGGAGACGACAGCCCTGGAAACGAATGGAACTGGTGGGACGCGGCCACCATCCCCGACAGCATCGCCGACCTGATCGCACCGAAGCCCGCCTTCGATGGCGTGGCCACGGAGAAGCTGGCAGCGGTCGGCGAAGACAGTTCCATCTGCTGCCTTCCTACCCGAAGCTCTGGCAAGCCGCCCATCGTCGTCGCCCTGGAGTTTGACATGTCACCCGAAGCGATGGAGCGGTTCAAGGACGCCGTCCGCAGCATCAACCCGGAGGATCTGCGATGAGCCGCGAGCTGCGAGACCTCAAGGTCGCCTTCACCGTCGACAGGCCCGAGCACCTGCCGCTGAAGAACGGCGAGCCCATGTACGCCGACGTCGTCGTGGAGGAGATCAGCGACGTCATCGAGGCGGCACTCGCCACCTGGTACCAGGGGCGCGGCCGGGATCTGCTCTCGGGCGAGCCGATCGTCGCCTGAGGGGAGACCGGTGAACAGCACCGTCGTCCGGTACGAGCCGCGTGGTGCCGCGGCCGAGCTGTTCCGTGCCCGCGACCCAGAGCTGTGCATCGTCGGCGCCGCCGGTACGGGCAAGTCCCTGGCCTGCCTGTACCGCATGCACCTCGTCGCCCTGTCGAACCCGGCCTTCCGCGGGCTGATCGTCCGTAAGACCGCCGTCAGTTTGACCTCGACGACGCTGGTCACGTTCAAGAAGAAGGTCGTCAAGGAGGCCATCGCTTCCGGTTTGTGCCGCTGGTACGGCGGCTCGGCTGAGCAGGCGGCCGGCTACTACTACGACAACGGCGCCGTGATCAACGTCGGGGGGATGGACAAGCCCGAGAAGATCATGTCGTCCGAGTACGACCTAGTGTTCGCCGACGAAGCCACCGAACTCACCCTCGACGACTGGGAGGCCATTGGTACGCGCCTCCGCAACGGCGGCCTCGCCTGGCAACAACAAGTCGCAGCCGCCAACCCCGGCCACCCCACCCACTGGCTCAAGCAGCGCGCCGACGAGGGCAAGATGCGCATGCTCACCAGCATCCACCGCGACAACCCCCGCTTCGTCAACGCCGACGGCACCCTCACCCCCGACGGCACCGGCTACATGGCCAAACTCGACGCCCTCACCGGCGTCCGCCGCCTCCGCCTCCGCGACGGCAAATGGGCCGCCGCAGAGGGCCTCGTCTACGAAGACTTCGACCCCACAGCCCATGTCGTCGACCAGGCCGTCATCAAGCCCGAATGGCGCCGGACCTGGGTCATCGACTTCGGCTACACCAACCCCTTCTGCTGGCAGGACTGGGCCGAGGACGCGGACGGCAGGCTCTATCTCGTCCGGGAGATCTACGCAACGAAGGGCCTCGTCGAAGACCATGCCCGGACCATCCTGGGCATCGTGGCGCCCGGCGGGAAGTGGATCGAGCCGAAGCCTCGGGCGATCATCTGCGACCACGACGCCGAAGACCGCGCCACCCTGCAGCGCCACCTCGGCATGGGCACCATTGCCGCCCACAAGACCGTCAAAGACGGTATCCAAGCCGTCCAAGCCCGCCTCCGCCCCGCCGGCGACGGCAAGCCCCGCTTGTTCATCTGCGCAAATGCCATCGTCGAACGCGATCCTGCTCTCGCCGAGGCCAAGAAGCCAACCTGCACCCTCGAAGAGATCGTCGGGTACATCTGGGACGCTCAGCCGGGTAAGCAGCCGAAGGAGGCCCCGGTGAAGCAGGACGACCACGGCATGGACGCGCTCAGGTACGTCGTCGCGGAATGCGACCTCGCCTCCCGTCCCCGAGTGAGGTGGCTGTGACCAGTCTCATTGCCCGTGCCCGCGGCGCACGCACCGCACTGCTGACCGTCGTCGGTCTCGGCAGCCTGTCCGCATCGGCGTGGGTTGCATTCGGTCTCGCCGCAGGCCTGGCCGCTGCAGGCGCCGCTGCCCTTGTCCTGGAGTACCTGACGACCGACGAGGAGACCCGCCGGTGAAGTCACCCCTAGGCACGCTCATCGCCCGTGCCGCCGAGACGCCGGTGCCGTTCTCTCCGACCCGAACCAGCGGCACGCTGGGTGCAGCGTGGGGCCGGCCGTCCGGGATGGCCGCGCAGATGCGCGCCATGGGCTCCGTCGGCACGCTCTTCAGCATCGTCAACCGCACCTCCACCTCGACCGCGCAGGTCGAATGGAACCTGTACCGCAAGGCCAAGTCCGGGCGCGACGACGAACGCACCCTCGTCACCTCCCACGCGGCTCTTGACCTGTGGAACAAGCCGAACCCCTTCATGCCCCGCACCGAATTCGTCGAGGTCGAGCAGCAGCACATCGACCTGACCGGAGAGGGCTGGTGGGTGATCGCCTACGACGCCCGGTCGTCGATCCCGCTGGAACTGTGGCCGGTCCGCCCCGACCGCATGACACCCATCCCGTCAGCGACGCACTTCCTCGCCGGCTACATCTACACGAGCCCTGACGGCGAGCAGATCCCCCTCGGCCTGGACGAGGTCATCCAGATCCGCATGCCCAACCCTCTGGACCCGTACCGCGGCATGGGCCCTGTGCAGTCGATCCTCACCGACCTCGATGCCACCCGTTTCTCGGCAGAGTGGAACCGCAACTTTTTCATTAACTCGGCTGAGCCGGGCGGCATCATCCAAGTCGATCGCCGTCTCCAGGACGACGAGTTCGACGAGATGCGGCTGCGTTGGAACGAGCAGCATCGTGGCGTTGCGGCCGCCCACCGTGTGGCGATCATCGAGCACAACGCCCAGTGGGTCGACCGGAAGTACACGCAGCGCGACATGCAGTTCGCTGAGCTGCGGCACGTGTCCCGTGATGTCATCCGTGAGTCCTTCGGCATGCCGGCGTTCGCACTCGGCGAGGTCACCGACGTCAACCGGGCCACCGCAGAAGCGTCGAAGACGTGGTTCGCCGAGCAGCTGACCGTACCGAGGCTGGAGCGCTTCAAGTCGGCTCTCAACTTCGACCTGCTGCCGCTGTACGGGCCCACCGCGCAGGGCCTGGAGTTCGACTACTGCAGCCCCGTCCCGACCAATGCGGAGGCGGAGAACGCGGACCTCACCGCCAAGGTCAACGCCGCGGCCGCTCTCGTCACTGCCGGGTGGGATCCCGCCGCTGCGCTCGACGCTGTCGGCTTGCCGCCGATGCCGTTCATCGGCGCCGGCCAGGCCCCGGCAGGGCCGCTGAAGATCGGCCAGTAGCCAGGTTCCGTACCGGCCGGACGCCAACATCCCAGTAACGGACACCGTTACAGGGAGGCTGGATGCCTGGCAGGCTGCGTACCGCCCGGCCCCGGGCACAGCTGATGCAGGGCCGCAACGACTGGTACCGGATCGCCAACTCGCTCGGCTCCGGCCCGGCGCAGGTCCACATCTACGACGAGATCGGCTACTGGGGCATCACCGCCTCGGACTTCGTGCGTGAGCTGTCGGCTCTCAACGTCACCGAGATCGACTTGCACCTCAACTCCCCTGGTGGGGAGATCTTCGACGGCATCGCCATCTGTAATGCCTTGCGCTCCCACCCAGCCACGGTCACCACCTACGTGGACGGGCTTGCCGCGTCGATCGCTTCTGTGATCGCGATGGCTGGTGACCGGATCGTCATGGCGCCCAACTCGCAGTTGATGATCCACGACGGGTCGGGGCTGTGCATCGGCAACGCGGCGGACATGAGGCAGATGGCCGAGCTCCTCGACCGCCAGTCGAACAACATCGCCGAGGTCTACGCCGCGCGGGCTGGTGGCACCGTCGAGGACTGGCGGGCCCTGATGGAGGCGGAGACCTGGTACACCGCCGAGGAAGCGGTCACTGCCGGCCTTGCGGATGAGGTGGCGTCCGCGCGTTCTCTCACCGATGACAATTCGCCTGAGAATTCTTGGGACCTGAGCATCTTCAGGTACCCGAGCCGCTCTGAGGCTCCCGCCCCGCAGCCCGTGAACGCTGCGGTGGAGTGCCAGCCGCAGGCCGTCACCGAGCCTCCCGCGGTCACTCCGGAACCCGAGCCGGTCGTCGAAGCCACGGCCACCGAGCCTGCGCCGACTGTGGCCGAGCCGCAGCCCGACCCGTGGGCCACCGCGATCACACACCTCACCACCCCCGCGCCGTCACCCGATGACGCGTTCGCATCCCTGACGGAGGCACTCCGATGACCGCACCGACCGCCCTCCCGACGGGCACGCCCATCCCCGCCAACGCGGGCGAACTCGCCGAGATGCTCGCCGACTCCAGCCGCCTCGCCCCCGTCCTCGCCAACCGCGAAGCCCTCGGCGAGTTCATCAACAGCTACGCCGACAAGCAGCAGAGCGCCGGCACCGACATCAACCGGCAGGTCGCCGAAGCCACCCAGCGTGAGCTCGCCAACTGGCTCCGCGACAACGGGCAGAAGACCGACAAGGACAGCATCCAGCGGCCCAACCTCAACCCGCAGACGAGCCGCGGCACCAACGCCAGCATGCTCACCTCCCACCGCCAGGGCACCGCCCACAACCCGCACGCCGCTGGGGCCTCCCTGGACCGGATGTTCAACGACGGCGTCGACTACGTGCGCACCATCTGGCACAAGACCCCGGAGGCCAGCGTCGCAGAGAAGCTCGACGCCCTGCGGAACGCCGCGAGCAGCGTCAGCCCCTCCGACGGCGGCTTCCTCGTCCCCGAGAACCTGCGCTCGCAGCTCCTGCAGATCGCGCTGGAGGAGTCCGTCGTCCGGCCGCTCGCCACCGTCGTCCCGATGGACTCGGCGCGCGTCCCCTTCCCGATGATCGACTCGACGACCAACTCCGGCTCGGTCTTCGGCGGCATGATCGCCTACTGGGGAGAAGAGGGCGCCGCCCTCACCGACTCCAGCCCGAAGTTCGGCCGCGCCACCCTCGACGCCAAGAAGCTCACCGGCCTCAGCGCGGTGCCCAACGAGCTCCTGCAGGACTCCATCGTCAGCTTCTCCGCGCTGATCGAGAACCTGTGGCCCAAGGCCCTCGCGTTCAGCGAGGACGCGGCGTTCATGTCCGGCACCGGCGTCGGCGAGCCCCTCGCCTTCATGGGCGCCGGCAACACGGCCGCCATCGCGGTCGCGGCCGAGGCGGGACAGCCCAGCGGCACGATCCTCTACGAGAACATCGTCAAGATGTACGCGCGGATGCTGCCGTCCTCGCTGTCGAAGGCCGTGTGGATCTGCTCTCCGGACGCCCTGCCCGAGCTGTTCACCATGGCCCTCGCGGTCGGCACCGGCGGCGGCCCGATCTTCGTCAGCAGCGCGGTCGGCTCCGCCCCGATGACCATCTTCGGCCGTCCGCTGATCGTCTCCGAGAAGGCGGGCACCCTCGGCTCCCGCGGCGACATCGTCTTCGCGGACCTGTCGTACTACCTCGTCGGCGACCGGCAGACCATGACCGCCGACTCCTCGACGGACTTCAACTTCGGCTCCGACAAGACCACGTTCCGCATCATCCAGCGAGTCGACGGCCGCCCCTGGCTCAAGAGCCCCATCACTCCGAAGAACGGCGGCAACACCCTGTCGCCGTTCGTCGAGCTCGCGGCCCGCTAACCCCGACCGGCCGGCCCTGGCAGTAACGCCCCAGGGCCGGCTCTCACCCGGGCCGGCAGTGTCGCCCCGGCAGGCGCATCAGACGAAAGGACAAAGCCATGGCTCAGAAGGGACTCGGCGCGGGCTTCAACAGCTCCCCGGCCTCCGATGGCGTGTGGATCAATCTGCGGGACGCGGGTGCGATCGCGTTCCTCTGCTACCTGGGTGGCGCCGCGGGTGACACGTACACCCTGCAGGAGGCCAAGGACAGCGCGGGCACGGGCGCACAGAACCTCGCCGTGGTCACGGAGTACCACACCAACACGGGCAATGCGTCGGACGCGTGGACCCGGCGTACGCAGGCGGCCGCCGCGACCGTCGTCACTGCCGCTGCCGCGACGCAGAACGCGATGGTCGTCGAGGTGCTCGGCACGCAGCTGTCGGACACGTACAAGTACGTGAAGCTCACGTCGACCGGTGCGGGCACCGTCAACGCCCTCACCCACGACCTGGCAGCGCAGCGCGGAGCCGCGAACCTCCCCGCGATGGGGGCCTGATCATGTCCGTACTCATCGCGGGTGACCAGCTCCGCACCATCCTGTTCGGCACGAAGGTCGACCGGACCACTGCGGCGCTCCCGCAGACCACGCAGTCGGCGCTGTTCACGGTCACCGGCGGCCGGGTCCTCATCACCTCGATCGTGGGTGAGGTCACCACCGTCATCCAGACGCAGGCCAACGCCACCAAGATCGTGGCTAACCCCACGACCGGCACCGACGTCGACCTGTGCGCGACGCTCGACATCACCGCCGACCAGGTCGGCTGCCTGTACGGCATCACCGGCCTGTTCTCCGACGCGATGGTCGGGGCGAACGCCGGCGCAACGGTGGTGCCGCGGAACTCGGTGGTGGTGCCGGTCGGCACGATCGACCTGTCCTGCGCGGCCAGCAACACGGGCGCCGCGAAGTGGAGCATCACCTACATCCCGCTGGACAACGGCGCCTCGGTGACGGCGGCCTGACGTGCTGTGGATCTGCATGGACTGCTCCGCCGCCTACGCGCCGGGGCAGTCCAGCTGCCCGAACTGTCAGTCCCGCGAGTACATCGAGGAGGGCGTCATGCCGAAGATCACCGTTCACGGCGGAGCAACCAACGACGCGGAGACCGTCCTCGTGGGCGAGCCCGGCCCCGAACTGCTCGACCTGCCGAGCGGCGCCACCGTCCACCCCGAGCCCGAGGAGGAGTCATCTCCTGGGAACAGCTCCGAGACATCGTCCGAGAAGCCTCAGCCCTCGCAGAAGCCGAACGCCAGCAAGGCCCGATCGCGTGCCCGAACGACGGAGAACCCCTCCTGACCGGACCCGACGGCCTCCTGTACTGCTGCTGGGACGGATGGCGACCCGACGGCCGACAGGTCGGCACCTGATCCCCGGCCCCGCGGGCCTGCTCCTCTCGCGGGGCCGGGCCCTGTCCCAGTCCACTGCCAGCATTCCGATCAACCCAGAGGGGAGGCAGCATGGGCGTCTGGTACGCCACAAGGGAAGACGTGAAGTCCGCCCTGGATCTGAAGGAGACCTCGCGCAGTGACGCGCAGGTCGACCGGACGATCGAAGCTGCCTCCCGCGACGTCGAGGGCCTGCTACACCGCCGCTTCTACCCCGAGGTCGACACCCGGTACTTCGACTGGCCGGACCAGTACGCGCGGCCGTGGCGCCTGTGGCTGGACCAGTCTGAGCTGATCGAGCTCACCGCCATCTCCTCCGGCGGCGTGACCATCCCCACCGGCAACGTCAACCCGGAACCGAATCGGTCTGGGACGCCGTTCAACCGCGTCGAGATCCAGATCAGCAGCGACTCGGCGTTCGGCGGCGGATCCACCACCCAGCGGGACATCACCATCACCGGCCTGTGGGGCTACCGCAACGACGAGTCCCCGGCCGGTAGCGCGGCCGCTGGCATCAGCAACACGGCCACCACCCTGACCGTCCACGACGCTTCGGCGATCGGCGTCGGCCAGCTCCTCCGCATCGGCACGGAGCGGCTCATCGTCACCGGCCGCGCCATGACCAGCACCAGCCAGACCCTGCAAGCCGACCTCACCGAGAAGAAGAACGCCGAGACCGTCACCGTCACCGACGGCACCGCGTTCACCGCTGGCGAGGTCATCCTGATCGACGCCGAACGGATGCGGATCGTTGACGTCGCGGGCAACAACCTGGTCGTCGACCGGGCATGGGACGGCAGCACGTTGGCCGCTCACTCCGGCTCCACCATCTACGCGTCCCGCCGGCTGACCGTCACCCGCGGGGCCCTCGGCACGACCGCGGCCGCCATCGCTCAGGACGCGGCCATCTACCGGTGGGATCCGCCCGGCCCGGTCCGAACCCTCGTCATCGCCGAGGCCGTCACCACTCTGCTGCAGGAGTCGTCCGGCTACGCGCGCACTACCGGCGTCGGCAGCGCTTCGCGGCAGGTCGGCGGCGGCAACGTGACCAAGACCCAGTACGGCACCGGCCTGGAAGCCCTCCGGGAAATGGTCTACACGTCGCACGGCCGCAAGGCGCGGAAGAGGGCCGTCTGATGATCGGCAAGGTCTACGTCACGCTGAAGGGCCCCACCATTGAGGGCTACGCCGAGCCGATGCTGACTGCTGCCCTCGACGTGGCGCTCGCCGAGGTCGCCGACTACACCAAGCACGAGGTCAGCATGCGGCTGATCGAGGTGCTGCAGCACCCGACCGGCTACTACGAGTCTCAGATCAGGTCGGAGCGGGTCTCTGCCGAGGCGTACTCGATCAACGACTCCAATGTGATCTACGGGCCGTGGCTGGAGGGCATCAGCTACCGCAACCAGACCACCCGGTTCAAGGGCTACGCCACGTTCCGCATCGTCAAGAACAGCATGGCTCAGCGGTCCGAGGCGATCATCAATCGGGCCATCGCAGCCGTCTGCGGGAGGCTGTGATGACCCTCAACGTCACAGCGATCCTCGACGCCGTCGTCTCCCATGCACTGGCCTCCGGCTACTTCGACCAGGTCAACCAACACGAGCCGAAGAACGCCCCCGGGGCTGGCCTCACAGGAGCCGTGTGGGTGGATTCCATCCGTCCCGCTATGTCGTCCGGCCTCGACTCGTCCTCGGCGCTGCTGGTGCTCAACGTCCGCCTGTACACGTCGATGCTGCAGGAGCCGCAGGACGCCATCGACCCGACGGTCATGGACGCCACGAACGCTCTGTACGCCGCCTACGCGGGCGACTTCACGCTCGGCGGGCTGGTCCGCCACGTGGACCTGCGCGGCGCTGAAGGTGCGCCCCTGCAGGCGAAGGCTGGCTATCTGAACCAGGACCAGAGGATGTACCGGGTCATGACGATCACGTTGCCCGTGGTCGTCAACGACGCGTGGGACGAGGAGGCGTAATGGCCAAGGCATCTGGTCTCGGCGACAACTGCTACGTGGGTGGCTACAACCTCTCCGGGGACATCGGGTCCGTCGACAAGATCGCGGGACCGGTGAAGCCGATCGAGGTCACCGGCATCGACAAGTCCGCATTCGAACGGATCGGCGGCCAGCGGGACGGCGCGATCTCGTGGACGGCGTTCTTCAACACCGATGTTGGGCATGCCCACCCGGTCCTGTCTGCGCTGCCGACCGCGGACGTGGTGGTGACGTACTGCCGCGGTACGACGCTTGGCGACCCGTGCGCCAGCATGGTCGCTAAGCAGCTCAACTACGACGGCAACCGGGCGGCCTCCGGCGAGTTCACGTTCAAGGTCGACGCCGAGGCCAACGGCTACGGCCTGGAGTGGGGCCGCCAGCTCACGGCCGGCCTGCGTACGGACACGGCGGCCACCAACGGCACCGGCATCGACACGACCGCGTCCGCCTCATTCGGCGCGCAGGCGTACCTGCAGGTGACCGCTTTCACCGGTACGGACGTCACCATCAAGATCCAGGACTCGGCGGACAACGTCACGTTCGCCGACGTCACCGGCCTCGCCTTCACCACCGTGACCGCCGCCCCGTACACGCAGCGCCTCGCCACCAGCAACACCGCCACCATCCGCCGCTACCTGCGCGCAGCCACCACCACCAGCGCCGGTGTCACGTCCGTGACCTTTGCTGTCCACGTGACCAAGAACGAAACCGCCGGGCAGGTGTTCTGATGAGCGAGCCGAACCGGGTCCCGCCGAACATGCCCGTCGGGGCGTACCAGACGTACCGCATCGCCTCGCCGCTCGCGACGCACTGGCGGACCGGGACCTGCGCCGAAGCCGACTGCGAGCAGTACGAGAACGGCTGGCAGTCGACCATCGACGAAACCACCGTCCTCGGCCAGCGGCAGGCGCACTACATCCGGCGCGAATCCGGCCGCGGCTTCACCGAACGCCGTGAAGGCATGCTGACCGTCTTCGCGTTCACGGCTGGCCAGCAGTGTTTCGCCGAGCACAAGGTGCCGGTCGGCCGGCCCGAGCTGTACCTGGTGCGAGACGGCGATTGGCGTGGCAACCCGACCGGCCGCACACGGCAGCACAGCGACGCGCAGGCGTGGATCGACGACTTCGGCGAGCACCAGGACACGCTCGCCGACCAGATGAAGAAGGGCTGACCCATGGCGAAGGCAAGCGGCCTCGGGTGGACGACCTGCAGCGTGGACGATGCTGCAGGTGTCGCCAAGGCGATCAAGAACGACGTGACGGACCTGCAGTTCGCCACGCCTCGCGCGGTGCAGGACATCACGGGTATCGACAAGTCGGCGATGGAGCGACTGCTGCTGCTCGCGGACTTCAGCGTGACGCTCAAGGGCGTGTTCAACGCGGCGACGGGCCTGTCCCACGATGTGTTCAAGACGGTGCCGTCGACATCGGTCGCGCGCACCACGACGCTCACTGTCAACGGCGTCACCCTCGCCAACGAGGTGCTGTACACCGACTACCCGCTGTCCCGGTCGGCGTCCGGCGAGCTCACGTGGTCCGTGCCGGGGGTCCTTGCCGACGGCACTGTCCCGACGTGGGCATGACATTTGGTCAGCTCTTTGCAGTCACCCACCCCACCCGCCAGGAGACATGACTCATGGGATTCAACGTCGAGCGGACGACGTACCGACTCCGCTTCAAGGACCCCGACTACGAGGGCCTGGAAGTCGTGGCCAGCGAGCTCAGTACCGGCGAACTCTGGGAGTACATGGACGCCGAGAAGATCTCTGCGGACATCACCCAGGACAGCAAGGACCGGGCGGCGGCCCGTCGGAGCATGCTCCAGATGCTTGCTGACGCCCTGGTGTCCTGGAACGCCGAGGTAGGTGGCAAGCCGGTGCCAACCACTGTGGACGGCCTGCTGTCCCTCGGGCACAAGTTCAACAGCCGGGTCGTAGACGCCTGGACGGACGCCCTGGTCGGCATCTCCGCCCCTTTGCCCGAGACCTCCAGCGCTGGCACGCCGTCGGCCCTGGAGGCGTCGATTCCGATGGATGTCCCCTCCGAGAGCCTCGCGAGCTGACCCGAGCCCGCACGATCCTCGGTCTGTGCGACCGCTGGCACAAACTGCCGTCCGAGGTGCTGGCCGAGCCGGCGGAGATGCTCCGCCTGCTGGAGATCGCCCACATGGGCCGACGCGAGGAGGTGCCTGAGTGAACATCGTCGAGATCCTGGTCACCGCGAAGAACCTCACCGGGCCCGCGTTCGCTGAGGCCAAGGCGGGGGCGACGGCCATGGAGTCGTCCATGGCCAAGCTCAACAAGGTCGCGAACGCCAGCGCGCTTGCCATCGGCGCGATCGGCTTCGAGGCCGTCAAGATGGCCAGCAAGTTCGACTCGGAGATGACACTCCTGGTGACGCAGGCCGGCGTCGCCGAGGACCAGCTCGGCGGCCTGAAGAAGGGCGTCCTCGACATCGCGGCGAAGGTCGGTAGCGACCCGGACTCGCTGGCCGAGGCCCTGTTCCACGTCGAGAGCAACTTCGAGTCGATGGGCATCACCTCCGCGCAGGCCCTCAAGCTGACGGAGACCGCCGCGAAGGGTGCCGCGGTCGGTCACGCAGACCTGGTCGACGTCACCAACGCCTTGACGGCTGCCGTCGCGGCAGGCATCCCTGGCGTCGAAGACCTCGACCAGGCGATGGGTGTCCTCAACGCGACCGTCGGCGTCGGCGACATGAAGATGCAGGACCTGGCGAACGCGTTCAGCAGCGGCATGGTGGCGACGGTCAAGGGCTTCGGCTTGTCCATCACTGACGTCGGCGCTGCTCTCGCCGTTTTCGGTGACAACAACATTCGCGGCAGCCTGGCCGGCAACCAGCTGCGCATGTCCGTCATGGCGCTGGCCAAGCCCATCTCGACGTCCGAGGCCGCCCTGAAGACCCTCGGTCTGACGCAGACCACTCTCGCCGACGACATGCAGCGTGGCGGCCTGAAGCTCGCCCTCGAAGACCTCGTCGGCCGCATGGACGCTGCGGGCATCACCGCGGACAAGCAGGGTCAGATCATCACGGATGCGTTCGGCCGGAAGGCCGGTGCCGGCCTTAACGTCCTCGTCGGTCAGATGGACCGTCTGGAGTCGAAGTACCCGGCGCTGGAGGAAGGCGCGAAGGGTTTCGGGGCGGCGTGGGAGCGGACGCAGCAGACGTTCGCGCAGCAGACACAGCAGTTGGAAGGCTCCCTGCAGGCGCTGATGATCACGCTCGGGGAGAAGCTCATCCCGCCGTTGCAGAAGGCCACGACGTGGATGCTCAACAACCGCGACACCATGATTGACATGGCGAAGGGTGTCGGCATCCTCGTCACGGCGCTGGCAGGCATCGCCGTTGTCAGCAAGGTCGCGGCGGGCATCAAGACCCTCACCACGGCGTTCGAGGCCGCCAACACGGCCATGCTCGCCTACCGCACACGGGTGGCCGAGGCGCAGATGGCGTCCCTCGCTGCGACGGGCAACGTCAACGGTCTCGGCGCCGCCTTCACAGCCTTGTCGACGAAGGCGAAGATCGCGCTCGCAGCGACCGCGATCGGCCTGATCGTGGCCGTCGCCTACAAGCTGAACGAGGCCAACCAGAAGGCCGCCCCGTCCGTCGACAAGATGACCACGTCGCTGGAGGCCCTTGGCCGGGCCGGGAGCCGCTCCGGACAGCTCGCCGAGACGTTCGGCGGCGGCCTGGAGAAGCTCGGGTACGCCGTCGACCGGGTCGCCGGCAAGACCCACGGCATGGACCGCTTCAACGACGCCATGAACAAGGTCTTCACGCTGGGCATGGGCAAGTCGAACACCATGAAGGAGGCCGCCGACCAGATCAACTCGATCGATGAGGCCCTCGCCGGCATGGTGCAGGGTGGTCACGCAGACCTGGCCGCAGCAGCGCTGAAGAAGCTTCAGGATGCGCTCGCGGCGAAGGGCGGCGACCCGAAGCAGCTCGCCGACGAGATGCACAAGTACCAGGACGCCTTGGCTGCCACGGCGGAGACGGAGAACATCACTGCCGAGAGCATGGGTGAGCTCGGCAAGCGGGCCATGGAGACGTCCAAGGCGCTGGATGCGCAGGCGATGACGGCCAAGGGCCTCAAAGAGGCCATCTCCGACCTGAACGACGTCAACCGGGCCGCGCTCGACAGCATGGCCGGGTTCGAGGCTGCGATCGACGCCGCAGCGAAGGCCGCCACCGACGGCGGTGGCGCGCTGAAGATGACCCACGGCGAGCTGAACCTCACCTCGGAGCGGGCCCGTACCGCCGAGGCTGCTCTGACTGACCTCGCGTCGAAGACGGACGCCGCTGCCGTGGCCGCCCTCAACTCCGGCGACACGATGGAGCAGGTCAACAAGATCTACGACCGTGGCCGGGACAAGCTCATGGCCTACGCCCAGCAGATGGGCCTCAACAAGGACGAGGCCCGCGCCCTCGCCGAACAGATCCTCTCGACCCCGGACAAGACCGCGTACCTGAAGGGCGACTCGGAGGATCTGAAGGCCAAGCTCGCCGACGTCGAGCACCGCCTCGCCACCGCGACCGGAGAGAAGAAGGTCCAGCTCCTCGCGGATAAGCGGAAGCTTGAAGTCGACCTGTGGACCGCGCAGGCAGAGATCGACGCACTGCACGGCACCACCGTGAACCTGAAGGTCCGCACGGTGTACGTCAACGGTGACGAGTACCAGCAGGGCCGGGCGATGGGCGGCATCATCGGCGGCGCCGCCGGCGGGGGTGTGCGGGGTGGCTTGACGTGGGTGGGTGAGCAGGGCCCGGAACTGGTCCGCCTCCCGCCCGGCGCGCAGGTCCACACCAACCCGGACAGCCAGCGCATGGCCGCCAGCGGCAGGGGCGGTCCGATCTTCGTCAACCTGACCCTCGACTCCAGTGGTCGGCCCGTCGATGACGCCCTGCTGGAGATTTTCCGACGGGCAATCAAGATCCAGGGCGGCAACGTCCAGGCCGTACTCGGACAGTAGGAGACCAGAGTGCACCGGTACAAGGCGTTCAACGGGCCGATGCCCACCACGGCAGCACTGGCGTCGGTGACGACGGGGACGGCCATCAAGACGATGCTGCAGCTGGCCACGCCGGCGACCCGGCAGATCCAGCCGATCGCCTGGGGGTTCTCGCTCGATGACCCGCCGGGTGCCGACGGTGTCATCGAGCTCATCCAGACCGACGTGGCCGCCACGGTCACGGCCCACGTAGCGTCGGGCGTGCAGCCGCTCGACCCGAACGCGCCGGCCAGCCTGCTGACTCTCGGCACGTCGGCAACGGGATACACCGCATCCGCGGAGGGTTCGACGACGGCGAGCCGCGTGCTCGATGCCGTGTCCCTGTCGTCTGTCAGCGGCGAGTCCGGGCTGACGTACATGTACCAGTGGATGCCGGACGAGCGGCCGATCATCGCCATTTCGAAGTTCCTGCGGGTTCGTGTGACGACGCCGACGACGGCTGCTGACCTGCGGTGCTGGATCGTCTGGGACGAGTGACCGTTGCCTGGGATTGCGCCGCTGGTTGCGGCCTGGCAGCGCCGTATGGGTGGCGCGCCGGGCCCGTTCGGCGTGTCTGCGGGTTCGGGCGAGCAGGCGGCAGGCCTGGTCGAGGTCGAGCTGTGGGTTGACGGGCAGTGGCTGATCATCACGCCGTATGTGATGACGCGGGATGGCAGCCAGCAGATCGTCATCACGGGTGGCCAGCAGAACGAGGCGTCCGCCCTGCAGCCGGGCAGGTGTAGCTTCCAGCTGAACAACCGCGACGGCCGCTTCTCCCCCCGGAACCCGCTCTCGCCCCTGTACGGCAAGATCGGCCGCAACACCCCGATCCGCATCAGCGTTCCCCTCGGCAACGACAAGTCGTACCGCTTCTGGGGTGAGGTCCCAGAGTGGCCGCAGGCGTGGGACACGACTGGCAACGATGTGTGGGTCGACGTCAGCGCGGCTGGCCCGATGCGGCGCCTCGGACAGGGCGACTCGCCGATCGGATCCGCGATGCGCGTCGCTCTCGCCGGTGGTGAGACCGCCAACACGGTCGTCGCTTACTGGCCGTTCGAGGACGCGGCGGGGTCGACGACGATCGGCTCCGCAGTGACCGGCGTCCCGGCGATGGGCATCTCTGGCACGCCCACTCTCGCCACGAACAGCGAGTTCGTGTGCTCGGGGCCGCTGCCGACGATGGGTAGCGCGTCCTTCACCGCCCTCGTCCCCGCCTACACGGCGCCCGGCGGGTTCGTGGACGCCACGAACCCGTTCTCGACGCTGCTGCGGTTTTTGGTGCGGATCCCGCAGGCCGGGGCGACGACTGGGCAGATCCTCGCCTCGTTCACGTGGACCGGGTCACCGTCACGCTGGGAGGTGTACTACTCGACGGCGTCCAGCGGCCAGATCGGGCTGCGGGGCCGTGACTCGACCGGCGCTGTCACGCTCGACACGGGCGTTGGCGGCCCGGCCATGAACGGCACCTTGGCGCACGTTCAGGTGGGGCTCGATATCACGGGCGGCATCCTCTTCGAGTACGGCCTGTCGATCCTCACCGTAGGTTCCACGTCCCCGACCACGGTGGCCGGCTCGTCGTTCGGGCCGACGAACGGCATCGTCACAGCGGTGACCATCGCGCAGAATCGGGGCCTGACGGACACTGTCATCGGTCATGTCAGCCTGCAGATGTCACCGGCCGCGCCGACGGACACGGCGGCGGTCGCGCTGGCCATCGCCGCATATGCGGGGGAGACCGCGGCCGCGCGGATCCAGCGGCTGTGCGGGGTCGCGGACGTCGCATACGAGTTGATCGGCACCGCATCGGACACGGTCGCGATGGGCGCGCAGCTCAGCAGCAGCGTCCTGTCGCTGATCAGCGATGCAGTGACAGCGGACGGCGGACGCCTGTACGAGCGGACGACTGCCCTCGGCCTCGGCTACCGTACGCGCGTCTCCCTGGAGAACCAGGCAGCAGCCTTGGCCATGTCGTACACGGCGAACAATCTGGCCGAGGTGCCGGTGCCGCAGGACGACGACACGTACACCCGCAACGACATCACGGTCAGCCGCACGGGCGGGTCGTCGGCCCGTGCCACGCTCACCACCGGCGCCCTGTCGATCGCCGACCCGCCGAATGGTGTCGGCCGGTACGACGACAGCGTCACCGTCAACGTTCAGTCCGACACTTCGCTGCCAGACCAGGCAGGGTGGCGACTGCATCTCGGCACGACCGATGAGCCCCG